ATATATAATTATTATATGTATCTTTGCACATGTAACCAAGAGGGAAGATAACTTATCTGCCTAATGGTTGTGCAAAATTAAAAAGAAAAAATAGAATAGCAAAATTTTATATATAAAAATGGTAAGAAAAAGTTTAATCCAAATACCATCGGAGATACGGAGGAAGGCGACAATCGAGAGGTATAATAAGATATATGCCTATTATATAAGAGAATTAAATCTTGGAACAAAGGCGTATGATGCAATTGTGATGACTGCTAACGCATTTAATGTAACGATAGCAACGGTTTATAAGGTAAAACGAGAAAAAGAGAAAGGAGCAAGCAATGAGGGTAGTAATGCCACAAATAGCAGATGATTCAAAATACACGGTGTGCCAAGCGTCTGAGGTTCTTGGTGTTCACAGAGATACAATTAGAAGATGGGTTAATAGCTGTCTTTTAAAGCCGAGATTCAGCAAGATAAACGGACGGAAGTTTTTTCTTGGCAAGGATTTAAAGAAGTTCTGGATGACACAATATTGAAAATAGCTCATTCGATAGTAAAACCGAAACATCTCGTTCTCGCATTTTCCAAATAAATCGTCTTCGGTTTTGATATTGCGTAAATGTCATAACTAAATTTTCAACGCAATTATTATCGGATGAGCAAAGAGCTGAATGGTTACACCAAAAGGTTTGTGTTCTGGTGTTATGCTTGGTGTTGGCGGTTCGATTCCGCCACAGCTCACAAAGCGAAAAGTGTTCTTTGACATATTGGTAAAGGGGTACGGAAGTGAAAATTGAAGTAGCAAGGCCCAAATCCCCGAAAAAGTGGCATCACGCGACAGTAACTATCTATGTCGTGAAGTTGTAAACGGATGAGGTTCGGCATCATCCATACCGCGTGAGCTGCCACGAGAAATTATGTAACTATCATGTAACTACTATGTAACTACATAAATTCTTCCTATATATACTCAGATATGCCGATAGCTGGCGCATTCACCTTTCGTTTGCGTTTGGACTTGGCGGCACAGGTGGTTCAAGCCCACCTATCTGAGCTAATTAAAACCTTGTCGTATGAATAAGATTAAGAGAATTGCTGAGATAAGAGAATTGCTGATGCAGGATGCAGAAGAGCAATGTATCTGCCGCACACGCGGTTATCTCACTGCCAACTTCTACATGGAGATTGGCAAGAAGAATTACGAAGTCGAATTAATCGTTGATGAAGATTGGCAATGTAGCGATTGTTTCGTCTACAACATAGAAGAAGATGTGGAGGACGTGAAATTGAAAATCATAATCCTCAACGAATATTCAGAGCTATACGCCACACTCAAACGAGAGGCGTATGAAAAACTTGACAGAGAGGCCAAATTGTACGAGGAGCATGAACAATCGCTGATGTACGATTTTCTCTATTGATATAAGCTCGCTGCGGTTCTTTTCATGAGGTGCAAAGCGTTGCATCGCAAATGATAGAGTGCAATCTTGAAAAGGAGAATGAGAAGATTTCTGTTACGCAGCGAGCGCACGCAGGTGATTGAGACTGGGTCTCATGTTTTGAAAGTTCCATGGTTGTATGATTAAATAGAATATGTGAGATAAGAGGTTCGATTCCTCTCGCCTGCATCAACCAATAAGAAATATTATGAAGAAGGAATACTATTATGTTGTTTCAGTCTCTTGTAATAGAAGAAACATGAAAGAAAAGGTACTTGCCGAGTACCTTAAAAGCTACAAGAATTGTCTTGTAGAGTTCGGCGAAGAATATACGCCAGAGGTTCTAATTGCCGACCTCAACCAACGACTTGATAAAATCAACGCATCGAATAAGCGGTGCAGAGATATTCGTTTAAAGCGAGAAAACGGCATGTTTGGCGAAATAATCTTTGTATTTGAAAGTGATGTAAGCTGTGATACCCATCCCGCTATAATGGTTCTCAGACCAGTAAGACGATGGTTGTATGGTTCAAGTAGATTAGGAAATAGCGAAGCAGAATAAAAAACTACAATCATGAAAGCATTTACAAATTACAGATATTACGTTCTCTTTGTCTTGAACTTTATGGCGGCAATATTGTTTATCGCTATGCCAAGTGATAGCTGGAGCACTCTGAGATTTATTGCCTTTTTGGTGCTAACAAAAGCAGTTGCATGCTTGCTTATCTACGTCACGATGATTCTGATTTCTCATTGGAGCGATAAGCACGAAATACCAGAAATAGATTCGCTCATTAATGGAAATCTTTGACAACTACGTTTTTGCTATATATAAGAAAGATGTTTCTATCAATATTTTACTTGTTGACGGTTGGCGACAATAGTCAGCAGGGCCGAGCGGTCGCAACGGATTGGGATAATTAGTTCCTCCGCTACTCTAATTTCATAATTCATACTAAGGTGGCCGTCCGTACTTGCAAGTATGGACGGCTTTATTTGACGGACAATGAAAGATATTCAGTTATTCAATGATAGTTTTCAGAACTACAAATCATATCAGATACCAAAGGCGCAGCTCATTTTGACAGATGTGCCATACGTTCTCGGCAAGAATGCCTACGCTTCAAACCCCGTTTGGTATGTGGATGGAGACAACACCAAAGGAGAGAGCGACAAGGCAGGAAAGCAGTTCTTCTCATCTGACAGCGAATTTCGCCCGGCAGAGTTCATGCACTTCTGCTCCAAGATGCTAATCAAAGAACCCAAAGGAAAGAACGTGGCACCATGTATGGTTTTGTTCTGTGCCTTTGAACAGCAGTTTGAGTTTATCGAATTGGGCAAGAAATACGGTTTGAAGCATTATATCAATCTCGTGTTCCGCAAGAACTTCTCAGCACAAGTCTTGAAAGCCAACATGAAGATAGTCGGTAATTGCGAGTACGGGCTTGTCCTTTATCGTGACAAGTTGCCAAAGTTCAACAATAACGGCAGCATGGTATTCAACTGCTTCGAATGGAGTTATGACACAACAACCCCAAAGGTACACCCGACACAGAAGCCAGTGCCATTGTTGGAACGCATTATCGAGATTTTCACAGATAAGGGCGATGTGGTGATTGACCCGTGTGCAGGAAGTGGAACAACCCTACTTGCAGCAGCGAACATGAAGCGCAAGGCATACGGATTTGAGGTAAACAAGAAGTTCTGTGCTGATGCGGAGCAGAAGGTATTAAAACGTATTCAACATAACTTATTCGTATAATATGAAACAAGTACAAGCATACAAATGAATATGGAAAATAAAATGACTTTACACGAAAAACTGAATCTGATTCAGACAAAGTTAGAAGCGCCGAAGGACTTGTATAACAAGTTTGGCAACTATCGTTATAGAAGCGCGGAAAGCATATTGGCCGCAACAAAACCTTTCCTTCGCGAAATGGGTTTAACGCTGGTGACGGAATCGAAAATCAGCGAACATCTAAATCGCATCTATGTAGAATGCACGGTAACGATTTCGGATGGGAAAACAAGCGAAAGTGCAAGCGGTATGGCACGCGAGGAAGAAACGAAAAAAGGTATGGATGGTTCGCAGATAACAGGTGCTGCCATGAGCTATGCCAAGAAATATGCGCTTGGCAACCTCTTTGCTATTGACGACACCAAGGATGCAGACACTACTGAATACGCGCAGCAAGTGCAAGCTGCACAACAGAGTACAACAGCAACGGTGAGCCAGGCCAAGCCAAAGCAAGCGCCAAAGCAAGTGAAACAGCAAGCACCGCAGGTCGATGAAGAGCGTTTGATGTTGCTCCTGCAAGATATAAGCCACGCGAGAAGCAGAAAGACACTTACAACGATTTGGAACGAGAATAAGGACTTGCAATCCAATCCGAGATTTAGTGAGGCCGTTCAAGAGGCATCTAAAAAATACCCGAAATGATAAGAATTGCATTTTGTATTATCGCCATGCTGATTATGGTGGCGATGTTAACCGTTGTTGTATATGCACAACATATAGCCAATAAAGACGAGGACGATGAAGAAGATAAAACTGAATGACAGCGGAATCCTGTTTGATGCAGAGAGCCACACCTATTGCACCAAGGATGGAGAAGTACTGCACGGAATCACGGGAAGGCTCAAAGAACGAGCCTTCCCCGATGAGTATAAAGATGTTCCCGAAGAGGTGTTGCAACGTGCCGCGATGAGAGGCACGCGGATTCATAATATTCTTGAATTGTATGATGAAGTAGGATTGATAACGGACGAATGCCAAGAGCTTCAGAACTACATGAAGGCGCAGACGGATTTTCCTTTTCTTGCCAATCATCTGCAAAGCGAATATCTTATCACGGATAACAAACAATATGCTTCCGCGATTGACAAAGTCTACGTGGAAAATGATGGCGTTATCCTCGGTGACGTGAAGACTACTTACCATCTTAATGAGGAATATGTTAGTTGGCAATTGTCTATTTACGCTTATTTCTTTAACCTTATCAATCCAGATGTAGAGGTCAAAAAACTCTATGCTCTTTGGTTTAGAGAATACAAATACAAAGTTGTGGAAGTGGAGCGGAAATCAATCGAAGATGTCAAGAAGTTACTTTACACTGAAGAAGCGTTGCCAGTCACCACCGTTGACGAAGCAATGATGCCAGACATCAACCGCGCAGAGGCAGCACTTATTGAATATAAAGAAGCGATGGAATTTTATAAAGCGCAATACGATAAGCTCAAAGAAGGAATCTTGGCTATTATGATGCAACATGATATAAAGAAATATGACGGACAGAGGATTTCCATAACAAGAAAGCCAGAAACTGAGCGATTATGTTTTGATTCAAAGGCATTCAAAAATGATTATCCGCAGATGTATGAGCAATACATCACGAAAACAAAAACTTCAAGTAGTATTTTAATAAAAGTGAAATAAAATGATAGGAAATGAAAGGTATCAATGTCTTGCACATTTGACAAATGACGCTGAACAAAAAACTTCACAGAGTGGTGCTTTTACTGTCTTTTCGGTGGCAGTGAACAGAAAATTGAAAGATAAGGAAATAACAAAATTTATCTCCTGCATAAAAGGCGGTGACAATAGCAAGTTACTTCCATATTTAAAAAAAGGAACGTATGTATTACTTGAAGGCAGCGTTGACGGTAATGCTTATGTATCAAAAGAGGGAATACCAAAATTTTCCCTGCAACTAAACGTTTTTGATTTGCAATTGCTTAATGTTGCAAAAACGAGCAATCCGCAATCTGATTTTGCACAACCACAAAATCAGAGCGAAGAAACAAAGAAAGTATTATCGCAAGAATATGTAAACGGTAATAATTTATATGTCGGTAGCGATGATTTGCCTTTCTGATAAATTATGAAATATGACCTGAAAAATCCGCTTGATAAACAAAATCTACTTTTGCGAGTAAAAAAGGAACTTGAAAACGCAAACAATGTTGTAGAGTTTAGTGTTTGCAAGCCAAAAAGAACACTAAAGCAAAACAGGTATCTCCATGTCATATTGTCCTATTTTGCTTGTTCGATAGGTCTTTCAGCAGACTACGTAAAACAGAATTACTTCAAGCTCTTATGTAATAAGGAAATCTTTGTGATTGATGCAGAAGATGTTTTCATTGGCAAGACAAGAAGGATTCGGTCATCAAGTGAATTGACAACAGAAGAAATGTCAATTGCGATTGAGCGGTTTAGAAACTGGTCAGCAGAAACGGCAGGTATCTACATTCCTTCAGCAGAGGAACATCATTTGTTGCAATTAGCTGAAATACAAGTAGAACGAAATAAATTATATTTATAATGTCAGAGTATATCAATCACAAGATTTCAAACCGAAGCGAATATATTTTCAGAAAATTAATTGAAAGAAAAGGTGCTGCGGCCTATGGCGTGTATTGGTATATTCTGGAGGAATTGTACGAAAGCGGCGGCAAAATGCTTTTTGAAGAAATTGAACCTATCTCAAAAGTTCTATGCGTAAGAAAAGACTTTGTAGTGAGTGTCATAAAGTCCTTTTCTTTATTTCAATATGATTCAGAATCGTTTTGGTCGGATGAAGTAATTGAACAAATAGAAAAGAGGCAGAAAATAAAAGATAAAAGAAAGGAGGCTGCAAATAAAAGATGGGTGTCTGAGAAAAATATTATTGTGCCAGAAAAAGAGAAAGAGGTTGAATCATCTCCTATTGTTAAACCTACGAGAGTTAACAAAGAGCAAGAGATGAAGTCAAGAGAGAGGGAGTTTTATAACGTGTTAGTTCCATTCGTCAATACTTATGGCCGTGAAATGATAAGAGAATTTTTCGATTACTGGAGCGAGCCGAACAAGTCACATTCAAAGATGAGATTTGAGCAGGAGCGGACATGGGATTTAACGAGACGTTTGCAAACATGGGAAAAAAGAAGTAGAAATGGATTTAGTAAATACAACAGCGGAACTGATAAGTCAGCAGCTAATTATAAAGCCGTTGAAGCCTATCGAAATGAAAGCATTCAAAATCTCAAACCAATGGATTCAGAAGAACAGATGCCTATCTAATTTGTTGAGTAATTATTCTCCTGCCAATTGGTCGTATCTACCGCAAATAGGTGACGAAGCGTACACACGCGAATGTCCTTCCATTGGCGCGTTAGATGAACTTTATCAAATGAAAGGCGTTGCAAGGATGTGGATAGATGAACAAGTAACAGCGATGTATTTGATGTCTTCAAGCAAAGAGAACATGAGGACACCAATTTCATTGTTTGCAAGTAATTTTTCTGTCGTTGCCGCACCATACAAATTGACAGAGTTGATGCTGTTCTTTTCAAGATATGCGGCTGGAATGTACGACAATTCTTATTCCACTTTCAATTCAAGAAGGATTGGCGTTGCTTTTCATTCTGAATTTTTGCCGCAAAGGGAGCAGGCTTTAGCGAGGCTCGAAAGGCGTAAGGCTTCAAATATAAAAGATGAGGTTTCAAAAATAACAAGAAATCAATATGAAGAAAGCAAGGATTTTAAAACGACAGTGAAAGTGCTAAAAGATAGCGATGAACTAAGAGAAAAACTTGGCATTGCATCTGGATTAAACGTTAATGGCATAGGCGTGAGTTTTTTGCCAAAGAAATATATTCATCTTATTCACGAATATCAATCAAAGAATCTTATCACAGTATTATCCTGCGAATCAATCAAATAAAATATGGGAAACGTGAATCTTTACACTTTTCTCTTGCGCGTTCATGATTTCTTTTTTGGTAATGCAGAAATGAAATACAAGAAAGAATTGCAAGAGAGGTCAAATAATGAAATTCAAGTGATGGAATTTGATGGTGAGCTATGGCTTTGCCATCGTAATACACCATTAATCAAACAAGAGTGGACAACGGAAAATCTTGCTAAGCTAACAGAAAAAGTTAGAGAAAATTGGATGAAGTATAATATTTTAAAACATAAAAAATGACTATCAACGAATATCAAGAAAGAGCGCTGGAAACAGCTATTTACCCAAATTCAATTATCTATCCTACCATCGGTTTAACTGGTGAAGCTGGAGAGGTAGCAGACAAAGTGAAAAAGGTCCTTCGCGACAAAAACGGAGAGTTTTTTAAAGACCCCTCTACGAGGGAGGAAATAATGAAAGAGATTGGCGATGTTTTATGGTATTGCGCAACACTTGCAAATGACCTTGGTTATTCCTTGGAAGAAGTGGCAGAAGCGAATATTAAAAAACTATCAAGCCGAAAAGAAAGAGGTATGCTTGGCGGTAACGGAGATAATCGATAAACCAACGAAAATTATAATTGTAATGACAAGAGAAGAAATAACACACATCTATTTTCGTAAGATGTGGCTGTCGCCGAGCGGTTATCCGAGGTTTCCGAGAAGCGCAATGTATGCGTACAGGGCTGGAGTTATCCGCGAAGAAGAGAAGGAAAGATACGGAATTGATAAACTAATAAGAAGATTTAATTCATGAAGCTAACCGAAAAAATTATGAATGCTCTTAACGAAGAATGCAAAGAGCGTTACAAGAGTAAAACAGAGCAGGAAGTTTTTCTTTTTGGCGCAAGAAGAGCGCTGGAGCAATACGCGAAAGGCTTGTGGCATGGAGCAGACGAACAACCAGCCATCAACAGCGAGGTTATCATATATGCGAAAAAAATACTGCCGAGCGGACAGAGGGTAGCGCCGATTTATGCGGCCGTTTATCGTGATGTCATGGGCCGCGATGTTTGCCTGTTTACCGATATAGATATTAAGGCAGATATTGTCAAATGGATTAACGTGGAGGATTTGCCATGAACGATTGGAAGCCAAATACGGGCATCATGAGGCACGAACCATTGATGCCAGTGCCTCACAGGAACATCAATCTGCTCGTTACCTACGCGGAAGCTGAGCAGGAGCATGAAGCTGCCATGTGGAAGAAGATGAACGACAAGAGGCGGCGTGAATACGGCATTTGTACTGCTTTATGTTACCTTCACTTCATGCGCGTTGAATATTCGATGAAGCTTGCACGTGATGCTGTAGACACGCTTGCCAAGCGGAAGGACATATATCGACATGAAGTCAAGCGGACGTGCAGAAGAATTGTTGACGAGGTGGCGAGGCTGAATGCTTGGATGTATAATGTGATTCAGCAAGAAAGGTATTTGGAAGGCTATGACCACTTCGTTGACACCTTCAGCGAGCACATGAAAGAGAAATATGATGCGCTGCGTTACTGCATGATGCAGGCTTGTAAGCCATGTTTGACAGACCCTGCTTTGTATGCTCAGTTGGAATGCACGAGAATTGTTGCAGAATTGGCAGATGCCTGCCGCAAAGGAGATATGGAGAAATACAGAGATTACTCGTATATCAAAGGTATTTATGCCTACAATACTGAGACGCTTATACCTCTCCTTTGTTCTCTTGAAGAATTGATAAAAAAGCGGATATTCATTCACGGAAGTAGGGACGTTAATCTCAACAAGGATGAATATGTGTGCAGGTGCGTGAACGCCGTGACTGACAGATTTCGCGATGGAAAAGGTTTGGTTAAATTATTGGAAGAAAAATGGTAAAGCTATGAGTGAATCAAGAATAATTATCGACATGGATATAGATGAGTTAATGGACTACGTGTCTATGTCTGATGTAGTAGGTTTCGCCTACGGCTGTTACGAATATCTTGACGAATGCCAGCAGCAAGAGTTTATCGAAATGCTTGGCGTGAAAGAGGTTGTAAACCTTCTCGGCGATGTAGATATTGTTGAACATATTGGCGATGAAACTCTTATTGAAGAGCTGATAGGGCGAGGGTATAATATCACACGAGATGGAATAATTTAATGAAAATGGCGATTTGAATCTTTGAAACATAAATAGTAAGACGACTATGGATTATAATATAGACTTATTTGCAAAAGATATATTGAACTGCGTGAATAAATCAGATAAGGCAGAGTTTGTCAGCTCGTGTTTTGATTACATGCAACCATCTGAACAACAAGAGTTTTTTGAATTGATTGGCGAGGAAAAAGTTGTTCGACAACTCAAAGATGACCTCATTATCGAAGAGCTAAAAATGCGTGGATATATAATCACAAAAGAAATTGCAATATGACAGAAGAAAGACTTAAAATGATTAACAAGATAGCCGAAGAAATGAATTTCATTTCATTGGTAATAGAGAGGATAGAAGAAGGCTATACGTATGAAATTCGTCTTAAAGGTGTGCGAACAACGGATGGCTTTAGTGTTTATCCGTATCTGTCTGAGGCTCAACGTAGCGAGATAGAAAATTTAGTGGAGAAGTGCATAAGAAAGAATTTAGAGGATTATAGAAAGGAATTTGAGAAATTATGAAACATTTAATATCCATAAAGACAAATCAAGGCATCGCCTCAGTTGAAGACTATCAGAATGGCCGTATTGACAGAGGCGATGTAATCGGTGTAGTTCTCCAGACCGAGACAATCGGTATGGTTATTTCTCTTGACCAGTGGAATGAAATTTGGTGTAGCGATGGAAACTGCAAAGCCTTCAATAAGAAGTGCGGTGAAGCAGAAGCCTTGCAGACATTGAGTGGCCTGGAGCTTACTCGCAACATCGTGAAGCAGAACGAGGAAGATGGTGAAGATATGACTGCCGCTATGCGTTGCTGGCAGTACAAGAAAGGCAACCTCCAGTGGTATCTTCCAAGTTTGTATGAGCTTGGAACGATTATCGCTTATCGTGATGAATTGAACGAAGTGCTGGAAATGCTTGATGCCGACCAGTTCGATGAAGATGATTGGGGCTGGAGTAGTTCCGAGTTCAACAGTTTGGGCGCATGGGGCGTCGACTTCTGTAGTGGTCACTTCTACGGCATCAGCAAGTACGGCAGCAACGTTGTGAGGGCAGTCTCCGAATTTAGCCCATTGCAACGTGAGAAATCTATGTTTACACACAATGAATAAAACAAACAACTATGGCAACTAATAAAGACACAGAGCAGTGCTGCACACTGCCTGAATTGAAGGAAACAGAAAAAGAAAATGTTAATGTCGCTGAGATTCTTCGCGACTACAAACCCAATGAAATAATACTATACACAACTATGTATGGCAATGCGTACCTTAAAGGATTCACGCGCGATGGTAATGGAATTATCCTCGAGAACGTGAACACAATTATAAGAGGAACTTTAGAACGCGATGTCGTGCTTGATAAATACGGAAAAATAAAGGAAGCGCAGGGCGGTGAATGTATTATGTTCCCTTCATCAGAAATGCGTGACTGGAATAAGTTTTTCAAGTATGGTGATGTCGTTATCAATCAAAAGGACGGAGCTATGTTTGTCTTTGATTGCTGGGCAAATGGCAATCTTACGGAGATGAGCATAATTGACTACTTCGACAAGCCAAGTTCGTATGGCGGAAACGAGTTTAGATTAAAACATTTGACTGTTAACACAAAAGATTATCAGAAAGCCGATGAAGAGCAGCGTGAATTGTTCTTTGAAACGATGGATAAATCGTACACCTTTGCTGTTAAATGCGGAAGAATAACGAGGGTCGAAAAAAAAGCTCCACACTTTAAGACTTACGATAAAGTTCTTGTTCGCAACAGGAAGCAATGTTGGAAGATAGATTTGTTCTCGCATTATGTGCAATTCGGCATCTATAATTTTAGGACGCTCGGGGGATATTACGAATATTGCATACCGTTTGATGGTAATGAACATCTTGTAGGTAAAGAAGTTATAGACGGGGAGAAATGAAATGATAAACATTAGAGAATTAAGAATTGGTGATATTATCACCAAAGAAAACAAGTATGAGGGCTATAAATACTCTATTGTTGAAGGTATTGACAACATTAGCGGTACGATTCGTCATAGAGAGGTATATGAAGATGGAGGCAGACAAATGGCTATTTCTTCATACGAAGATATGTTGCCGTTTCCGTTGTCAGAAGAACTATTGAAAGCAAACAGATGGCAGAAGTCATCCGTGAATGGAGTAAATGTGCTCTTTGCAGATTTTGAGCCTATTAGCATCGGACTTAGACCTTCTGCGGTATTTTATGAAGCGTTCTGCCCAATATTGTTTCCAGATAGTTCAAAAAGAATGCGCGATGCGATGTTTATGTACGAAATCGACTCTGTGCATGAACTGCAAGCGCTGCTTGATATGTGGAAGATAAGAGATGTATCAAGAGTAAGAGTAAAAATCAAACCATAACAATCATGGATATTACAGACCACAAGAATCTTTATAAATAATAACAGCATTTATGGAAATCAAGATTGAAAACGCAAAGGCTGCCTTGAAAACAGCCGATGAGAGCGTCAAAAAAGTTCTTCTCGCTCTCTTACCCGAATTGAAAGAAACAGAGGCACAGATAGCCGCAAATCGCCCGATTATAGAACGTGTGAAGACCTTTGAGGACGCTTGCCGTGAGTTAGGCGCAGACCACCCCTTTGTTCTCGCTTATCAGAACACAAATCTGCGTGACCCCGAGGTTGCAGAGGAAAACAGAGACATCCTCGCATACATGAAGCTTCGCATCATCGCCGCCGCCCTGAATGAGGGTTGGAAGCCTCAGTTCACAGAAGACGAGGAACGTTGGTATCCTTGGTTCACGCTATGGACGGAAGAAGAACTGTCAGAGAAGAGTGACGAGTGGAAAGCCGACCGACACATCATATCAACAGGCGACTATTCAAGAGACTGGGCGGCGGGCTTCGCTTTTTCGACCTCGTTTGACGCCCCCTCGGGTTCGGGTGCGGTCTTCGATTCTCGCCTTTGCTTTAAGAGCGAAGCTCTCGCCACGTATTGTGGCCAACAATTCATCAAGCTTTGGGCCGACTTCAACATGATTAAGAAATAATAAATCAAACCCTAACCATTATGGATATTACAGATTACAAGAACCTCTACAGAGCAGCGAGAAAGTTAGATGAAGCTGTTTACAAGAATAGCCCCAAATATCGTTCTGTAAAATATAAATCCAATTACTACGGATTCAACAATACAGAAGTCAATTCGAATTGTATGCACCCTTTCACCATTCAGCTAAAATCTTATCTTGAACTGAATCGTACTAATGAGCAGGGAGAACCAATCAAGGAAGAATGGTTGAGATTTAAAGATGATTCGCTGGTGGAAGAGTTTATGGTTAAAGCGATTAACTGCCACAAAGAGGAAATTTTAAAGACTACTTCTCTATTAATCAAGCACTATTTGGAAGAGAATATTGATTTGGTTAAGAAGGAGAGGGAGCGATTGTCTAATATCGAAATGTTTATTGAAAATGGTCTACAAAAAGACTGACAATAACTTTGATATATTGTATCTAATTATTATATTTGCGTATTAATTAGATATTTAGCAAATGATGTTGACAACCAACAAATACAGGAACAAGAAGATAAAGAATGCGTATGGTATTTTTGATTCGATAAGGGAGTACAGACGCTTTCTTTATCTCTCTGCGGCTCAAAAGAAAGGTATAATAAGTGAATTGACAAGACAAAAGAAATTTACTCTTATTCCCTCGCAAAGAGATGTGTATGGAAGGGTTGTTGAGCGTGAATGTTCTTATAGGGCAGATTTTTGTTATCGGAAAAACGGTAAGTTAATTGTTGAAGATGTGAAGAGTGAGATTACGCGAAAAAATCACGAATACATCATCAAACGAAAACTTATGCTATATATCATGAAAATTAAAATAAATGAGGTATGAACGAGGATTTTGACATAAAAGGCGATTTAAATTTCGGCGATGTTGGTTTTGATATTGGCGACATAGATTCCAGCTTGTTTGAAGTGGATTTTGACGGAGGCGACCAAATCGAAACGCGATATGTCAGGCCAACGCTTAAACCGATAAAAGAAAGCCAAATTCTCTATAGCAATGCTGAAAAACTGGCAAAGGAAATTGATGTTAGCAAGGGATTTCGCTATGATGCTTTTATTAGTGGTAATTTCATTTTTGGAGATTTTATTGAAGCATTTCTGACAAACAAGGATATAATAGCCAAGAAAATGGTTGTTTCTACCTTGTCATTAAGTCAAAATAATATTGACAGTTTTAAGAATCTTCTGGAATATGGATGGATTGAAGACTTATCTTTGATTGTTAGTGCATATTTCTACTCAAATGAAATACGTGTTTTGATTCCTTACATTTATAGCAATCTTGATATTGATAATAAATTCCAGCTTGCTGTTGCTGGCGTTCACACAAAGACTTGTCAGATTCTGACAGAAGATGGAAGAAAAATCGTCATTCATGGAAGTGCAAATCTGCGTTCCTCAGCTAACGTGGAACAAATTACAATTGAAGAAAATGAACAGCTTTATGACTTCTATGAAGAGTTTTACAGCAAAATTATTGATGAATACTCAACGATTAGAAAACCAATCAGAGGAAATAAATTGTGGAATGTTGTAAACAAATAGGCTTATGGCAAGTGGTAGCGAAAAGAAAAAGGACAAAACGAAGATAAAGAGTAATACTCCTGCCAAAGAAAGAGGTAAGCGTATGAAGAGGGCGAATCAAAAGACAAAAGACTTTATCGAAAGGCAAAAACAAAAGATGGGCGGTGAACTTCCATTTTAACATCCATGTAAATGAAAGCAGAAAAAGAAATCACATATAGAAAGACAGATGATTTACATCCACTTCCTAATAATCCGAGAAAAATTAAGAAGGAAGAGATGGAGAGGTTGGTTGATTCCATTACCATAAATGGCTTTTGGGAACATAGACCATTGGCTCTTACTGAGAGAGAGGGCCGATTGATTGTTTTGTGTGGTAATCAGCGATTGAAGGCTGCGCGAAAATTGAAAATCAATGAACTTCCCACTATTTTATATCGTGATTTAAGTAAGGATGAAGAAAACGAATTAATATTGCGAGACAATAAAGAGAATGGAGAGTGGGATTTTGATGCCTTGAAGATAGATGATGCCTTCAAAGATGTAGATTTCGATTTCATTGGGATTGAATTTCCAAAGGAGAAAGTCAGTCAATTAAAAGAAGTGGAGGATATTTCAAACCAAGGGAATGAGGCCGAAGGCAGTGATGTTGAAAAAAATAGCGAAGAAGAAAAAGAAAACTTCTATCGCTCTATGTTTAAAGACGTACTCTACGAAAGTGATAATGATTTTGAAATACCAAACTTGCTGAAGGAAATGCAAGCAGGAAAATTGGAATTGCCATTATCGCCTTGGGGTGCAAACAGCAGACTGAGAAAGGACGTTGTCACATATCACTTCTATGTTGACGATTATAGATTTGAAGCATTATTCAAAGACCCAATAAAATTGCTTACAAGCGGATGTAAGGCTGTCGTAGAGCCAAATTGCAGTTGTCACGACCAAACACCTATCGCGTGGGGAATACAACTAATTTATAAGAAAAGATGGCTGGCGAGATATTTACAGGAATGCGGTATAAAGGTCTATGCAGATTTGAATGTGTCGCATAAATTTATAGAATACAACAAAATGGGTATTCCAAAAGGCTACAATGCTTTCTTTACACGTGGACTTGATGGCTGGATGGAAAGTTTGAAGTCTGATTTACAGGTGGCGCAGGAGATAAGCGGCTTGGAATGTCCGAATTTGATAGTTTACGGAGGAGGACAAGCCATCAAAGATTTTTGCAAAGAACATCATTTGTTGTATGTGACGGATTTTATTAATTCTAAAAAGATATAGATATGGGAAGGAATAGCGGAGGAAACAACACTGGTGCTGGCCCAGGCGATTTGGGCGAAGGCGATAGCGGTTATCGTGGTTCGATTACCAATGTACAATCTTTGGTTCACATGAAAGACAAGCAATTGTACAAGGAAACGAAGCAGGCGATTTCAAGATACCATGCTGTTATGGGCGTAAGAGAAAGAAACGTTAAACTTGCTGATATGGATAAAAGCGTTATGGGCGTTCAGGCAAGTGTAGGTGGGCAATCTGCGGCCGTTTATCTCAACAAGAAATATTACAACAAAAGCGCTGGAGAGTTTAAAGAAAACATTCAAAAGCAATACAAAAGCGGATGGCAGACGGAAACAAATAGGCCAACCGCCCACGTTACGACACACGAGCTTGCCCACTCCACATGGAATAGTTCGTTAACCGCAGCGAATGCGCAAGCCGCAGGAAAAGAAATCTCCAAATTGTACCGAAAATGGCGCGGAGATAAAACGAAGAAAGGATATGGTAGATATTCTATGACCAATGTTAATGAGTTTTGGGCAGAAACCGTCACAAAGGCGGTGCATGGACGCTCAGACAAATATACCACAGCAGTGAAGAGGATTGCAAGAAAATACAAATTATAATAATATGAAGAATATTGCACTATCAAACGGAGAGATTGAGGCGATAAAAAAATATCTCAATGGTGAGGTCGAAATCTGGACAGAAGACGAAGAAATCAAAGAGAATCTTACTTCTGTTATTGACAAGGCAAATGAAATGCTTGACGAATTGCCTGCCGATTATGATTTTGGCGATGATATGATTAAATGGTTTTACGACCAATATAACAAACAAAACGCCTAAGCCAAAGAGGAAATCAAGGCAAAAGAACAGGGAATGTGTATACTTGAGCGTACTTGATAATCCCTCATTGTTTTATCGTCAAAAGTAAACAGATATGGGAATAAACTAATAACAGTAATAAAAATGCAGACGAAAACAATAAAAATTTCTGATTTGCACCTTAACACGGGACAAATTAAGGATGTACCAAAGAATTCTCGTTTTATCAAAGATGAGCGTTATGAAGCACTTAAAAAAAGCATTGAGGATGACCCAGAAATGCTTCAATTACGCGAAATTGTTGCATACGATAATAACGGAGAACTTGTCGTTATTCTTGGCAATATGCGTTACAGGGCCATGAAAGAACTTGGCTACAAAGATGCTCCTGTTAAAGTATTGCCAACGGGCACGAGCGCAAAGAAATTGCGGGCATACATCCAAAAAGACAATATTGCTTTCGGTCAGAATAGTTGGGATTTGCTTGCTAATGATTGGAATTTGGAAGAATTGTTGGATTTTGGCCTTGAATGTGAATTCTTAAAAGATAAGCAAGATATTGATTTGGATGATATGTTTGAGAAAGAAGAAAATAAAGCAAAAGAAGATGAACAACATAATAATTCCATCATCTTGCAAATTGAAATCCCTCAAACTTATTCAGAGGAAATTGAAGATATAAAAAAGAAGTTGAATACAATAACAAAATTATACGAAGGAGTAAAAATAAAATGAAAAGATACGTATTAACTCACAATGAGGTAGAAGGATTTCATTATTATCCTTGTGCTCCAGAAGAATGCAATTTTTTATCATCTATTCATCGCCACGTATTTGTTATTGATTGCGCCTTTGAAGTAGCACACAATGAACGTGAAATCGAAATTATAACTCAACAACAAGAAATAGAACGAGCATTAAACTCTCAATTCGGCAAACCATGCAAATTTAAAACTATGTCATGTGAAAGTATTGCCGAATGGATTTTGATAAAGTTTAATGCAAATTCTGTAACAGTAAGGGAGGATGGTTATGGAGGCGCTACACTTACCAGATAATATAAAGGTGCATTTTGCGAGTATGGAGAATTTAGTCCAATATCAGATAATACATACGCTTGGTGTTAATTATTTTCTTTACACCGCATATCCCTTTGTTAGTAGACTTTTTAAATCAAGGAGTAATATTGAAGATATTGACTACAAATATCTGCGACATTTATCAAGTAATTGCAAACACGTAATACAGGACAGTGGACTTTTTACGCTGATGTTTGGAGCAATGAAAGGCAAAAAGGATGCAGCACTAATGAATAAATGGTATGACCGTCTTGTAGAGTTCACGCTCGCTTGCAATAATGGTGCAACCGTTGTAGAAATAGATTGTCAAAAAGTATTAGGCGTTGATGCTGCATGGGAATTTCGTGAGCGTATGCGAAAGGATTTGCCGAAATCAAATCGCATTATCAATGTGTTTCACCTTGAAGATGGCATAAAAGGACTTGATAGATTGATTGATTTTTCTGAATATATTGCTATTTCTGTTCCAGAGTTGAGATTTGCAGGCAAAAGTAACTATGTAGGCAAGATAGCTCGTTATATAAAGAAAAGAAAACCAACAATTGATATTCATCTTTTAGGATGCACAGAGAAAGACTTGCTCGCAAAAAATACATTCTGCACTTCTGCTGATAGTACAAGTTGGCTTTCATCGGTTCGTTATGGCTTTATTAAACAGAGACATATACGTAATATAAAAACAGAAAAGATTATTCAATTAATTGGTGAAGAAAAATACAAAAAACTACTATCGTTTAATTACAAGCAAAGTAATTTAAATGCCTTAGTTTTAGATGTAACGATGCTAAAGAAATCCTATCAGGATTTATGTGGAAATCAAGATTATTATAAATAAAATATGTACTACGTAACAAAAAGAATGGAGATTGCAGGATGTCATCACCTCAATCTTTCTTATGAAAGCAAATGCGAAAATTTGCATGGTCATAATTGGATTGTGACCGTTTTCTGCAAAGCGGAAAATCTTAATTCTGATGGCATGGTTATTGATTTTAAGCATGTAAAGAATAAAATTCATGGATTTCTTGACCATGGAAATTTTAATGAGCTGTTACCCTTCAATCCAACAGCAGAAAATATTGCAAAATGGATTGTAGAGCAGATACCAATGTGCTATAAAGCAATTGTACAAGAAAGTGAGGGTAATACCGCAATATATGAAAAATAAAAGAATATGAGGATAAACGAAATTTTTTACTCAATACAAGGTGAAGGCGCTTACACTGGAACGCCCTGTGTATTTGTTCGCTTTGCTGGATGTAATTTAAAATGCCCATTTTGCGATACAAAGCACGAATCGTATGAAGAATGCACAGATGAAGGCATAGTGAGAGAAGTTGAAAAATACCCAACTAAACACATTGTTCTTACAGGCGGCGAACCAACCTTGCAGATAACAGAAAAGTTCATGCTTATGCTACACGAAAAGGGATATTTTATTCATATTGAAACAAATGGAACGCGAAATAACACAGCGCTTTCATTTGCCGATTGGGTAACTTGTTCGCCGAAATTTGAGTTTTGCAATCATGCAGATATAGTTTTAAAGCATATTGATGAATTAAAGATTGTATATGATGCTGGAAAAACTTGCATGGATAAGTATGAAAATATTAAGGCTGAAAAATATTACTTGCAACCATGTGATTTGAAGGATAAAGAAAAAACAGAAAACAATATCAAGGGTGTTGTAAATTATTGCCTTTCTCACCCACAATGGGCGATTTCATTACAGACGCAGAAAATTATAAATGTAAGATGAATAAGAAAGAACAAATAGAAAACCATATAAAAGGCATTTTATCTTTAATTGGGGAAGATGTAAACAGAGAAGGACTGAAAGGCACGCCCGATAGAATAGCCAGAATGTATAATGAAATATTCAGAGGTTACGATGCTTCACAAAAACCAAAAATAACAACATTCGAGAATGGGAAAGATGGCATAACTTATGAAAATATGATTATAGATGAAGGCGACTTCTATTCAATGTGTGAACATCACATGATGCCATTTTTTGGCCGCTACTGGTTCGCTTACATCCCCAATCCTAAAGGTCGGATTCTTGGAATTTCTAAAATTGGTCGCGTTGTAGATTATTGTGCAGCAAAATTACAAATACAGGAAAGACTTGTACGAGAAATTGTAGACATTCTCTCTGATGCTCTTAAATCTAAATATCCACCTCTTGGTGTCGCTCTTGTAATGGAGGGCGAACATTTATGCAAGTCTATGCGTGGAGCAAAGAAAAAAGGGAAAATGAAATCATCATACCTTGTAGGAGCTTTTAAAGATGATGCACAATTGCGTAATGAATTTTTCAATCTTATAAAATAGGAAAGATAAAATCAGAGCAATAAAGCGCCTGCCAAAGACACTTTTCGCTAACAAACCAAACAACGACAAAATTCAAAGATTTCAGCGATGAGAGACCCAAAGAATATCATTCCTTATCAATGGAAAAAAGGACAGAGCGGAAATCCGAAGGGGAGACCACCAAACAGAGTTCCAAAACAACTTGAAAATATATTTGGCTCTAAGGTGAAGGCGAGGAAATTTTTTAACCTGTCAAATATAGAAATAGACGAATGGGAAAAGGCCGTTTTATCATTGGCAGCGCCTCAGTTAAGCAAATTGGCAAAATGGGAGGATGCTCCAATGTACCCGAGAAATTTAGCAATCGCAATCATATCGGATATAAAGAACGGAGTAACCAAAACTATTGACAAGCTAAGAGACAGACAATTCGGCGAGAGTAAGAAGCAAATTGACATAACGACAAATGGCTCAGATATTAACAAGGAGGCGTTTGTTTTGAATTTCGTTTCTAACCCAGAAGACTTCAAAAAGATTCAAGAAGAAGTGCAATCAGAGAAGGAGCGAAAAGAAAAAGAGCAACAAGAGCAAGAGACTGGCAACGATGAGTAATAATGTTTATGTAACAAAGAACTATGCGAGAGTAAAATTTGCAAAAGAGCAGGGATTTACAACCGTCTCTCTGCAAGGCTCTTCACGTTCAGCAAAAACTTATTCCATCGTCCAATATCTCTGTATTTATTGTTCGTTGCATCCAAAAACGACTGTGTCAATTGTTCGCGCTGGCCTTCCTTCATTAAAACGTTCAGTCTACAGAGATTTTAAAGAAATAATGCTATCGTTGAACGTTTGGAACGACAAACAGATGAACAAGTCGGATTTGGTTTACACGTTTCCAAATGGTTCAACGATAGAATTTTTTTCAACAGATAACGAGCAAAAGATTAGAGGTTCAAAGAGAATGATTCTTTTCGTCAATGAAGCAAATGAATTAGATTTCTTGCAATGGCAGCAGCTTCAAATGAGAACCACTGATTTTTCAATTATTGACTACAATCCCTCATTTACAGATGACCATTGGATTTGCGAAATTAACCAAGAGCCATCGACATATTGGTTTATTTCAACATATAAAGATAATCCATTCCTGGAGGAGAAGGTTATCAAGGAGATTGAGAGCCTAAAAGACAAGAACCCTTCACTTTGGAGAATCTATGGATTAGGCTTGCAAGCGATAGTAGAGGGCTTGATTTTTGAAAACGTAAAAGAACTAAAGCATGATTACATACCGTTTGAAAAAAGAAAGCACCATTATCGGGGAATGGACTTCGGATATACGAACGACCCAACGGCGATTATAGACGTGTACATCTGTGGCGATGAGCTATGGTTGGATGAGATTTGCTACAGGACAAAGATGCTGTCCTCTGACATTATCAAGGAAATCAAGAATGCCAATAATCGCGACAGGTCGAATGTTGAAATAATATCTGAAAGCGCAGACCCGAGACTGATAGACGAATTAAATAACGCTGGACTTGATGTAAAACCTGTAAGAAAATATGCTGGTTCAATTATTGCTGGTATAAACAAGATGCAAACCATGAAGATTTTTGTCACAAACCGCAGCGTTAATCTAAAGAAGGAGTTCAAGAATTATACATACAGGCAGAATAAAGATGGGAAATGGCTTAATGAGCCAATAGATTCATTCAACCACGGTATAGATGCCGTCCGTTATGTTGTTCTTGAAAAGCTGTTAGGAAAAGACGAAAATTCATTTAATGCCCAAGACTTTTTAAATATCATATAAAAATGAAGACCATACAAGAAATTTTGTCAGTTGGAGACCCTTACAAGATTTATTCTCTGCTGACAGCGAGAAAGAAACCACTAAAAAAACCGCTTGAAGTTACAGAACGGGAGTACGACCCTAATTGTCATTTGATTTTTGACACGCAATACCGAAAAGACAAAATAGTTAAAACTCCGACAAATAAGAAAGACGAAAATGGCAATATCGTCTATAAAAGCGAAGTGAGACACCGTTGCCGTGTTGCTGTTCCTTGTCAAAGAGTGATAATTGAAAGAAGTGTGGGCTTTCTTTTTACGATTCCTGTTACTTATAGCATTAAGGGTGAAGCCGATGAAATGCAAGCAAAATTATTTGACGAGGTATTGAATATCCTTGAAGATAACAAAGAAGAGTATTTCAACAAAAAATTGTCGAGGTGCTTGTTTCGTGCTTGTGAATGCGCTGAGCTTTGGTATATTGCCACAAACGAAGACAACGAAAAGGAAATGCGCGTAAAATTGCTTTCTCCGTTGTATGGTGATAAATTGTACCCTCATTACGACAATTACGACAAGATGGACGGATTTGCACGCGAATATGTCCTTAAAGATGAAACAGGAGCGCAAACGCATTGCTTTGACGTTTACACATCATCCACGCTCTACAAATTTGCAAGCGATGAAAGTGAAGCAGGATTAACATTGCGCAGCGCAAAGCCTCATGGATTTACAAAAATCCCTCTTGTCTATTATATGCAGGAAGAAACAGAATGGGAAGCAGTTCAAAAAACCATTGAACGATTAGAAAATAGTATTTCCGATTGGGGCGATACAAACGACTATTTTGGCTCACCGACATATTTCTTCAAAGGACGAATGAAGGGATTCGCCGACAAGGGAGAGGTCGGACGAGTTTACCAAGGAGACAGTGAAACAGATATGAAGGTTGTTTCGTGGGATAGCGCACCAGAGAGCAGGCGTATGGAAATAGCTAACTTGATAAACATCATTTTCAGCTATACACAGACACCCGATATCTCCTTTGAGAATATGAAAACACTTGGCAACAATACCAGTGGCGCAGCAATCAGACTGATGTTTACCGACCCTCATTTAAAGGCTGGACAGAAAATTGAAACCTTCGGTGAGATGTTTACAAGACGCTTCAACATTATTAAAAATGGATATTCAACGAGTATAAAAGCGATGCCTAAGAATGATGTTGACAGGTTGAGGGTGAAGCCGAGATTTACGCCGTATATTCCAAAGAATGATGCTGAGACATTGCAATTGATAAACAGCTCTACAGCAGGAAAGCCAACGATGTCGCAGGAGGAAGGCATAAGACAAAATCCGCTTGTTTCAAATCCAGAAGAAATCTTGAAGCAAATCAAGCAAGAAAATATGGAAGAAAGCAAACAAAATACATTTGGCAGTTATGAATAACAACGAAGAAAAAAGCACAGCAGGCGCAATAACAGAGAAACCAATTTTTGTTTTTTTCGGTATGATTCCATTTTTGGTTAGACCAATGACTTTGGCGCAGATATGGCAAATCGGTGAAAAGATTGGTGATATTGAAGAAATAAATATTGAAGGAGAATTTAATCCATATCAGAAAGTTTTCTCAATGTTCAAGGACGTAAAAAACGCAAACGAAATCACACCAATTATAGTTTTCCGTTCCAGACTGATGAGAAAGATATTTGGAAGATTCATCCGCAAACGCATGACGATGAAGAAATACAATGAGCTGTTGCAATATGCTTCACTCTCGTTTGATGCAAGTTTTTTTTTGCAAAGTATAACTTTCCTAAAAGGGTGCAGTCAGACGACAACGAATACGAAAGAAGCGATAGCCCGTGGGGATTGATTGGCGGTGTAATGAAGTACTTTAGAATGTCGTATAATGAAATCGTATTCAAGCGAAGTTATATCAATATTCTCTTATTAAACAGAGCGATTCCAGGCATAAAACCATTTGATGAAGAAGAAGGCGAAAGTCCTTGCAAGAACCAACCTATAAGCAAAGGAGGAAAGAAAGTTTTGCAGACAGCAAGCCAAATCAAGGACAATTGCAATAATTTTTTCATGAACTTAATGAACTAAAACAATGGCAGAAAATAATGACGTACTTAGCGTATCAGCGGTAATCAACGGAAAAGATATAGAGACGGGAGCGAATGAATTTGTCGCCAAAATTCGTGAAATGCAATCTGCATCCGAAAAGGCGACAAACGAAATGGCCGATGGCTTTCAATTTGTGAAAAAAGTCGTTGAAGAACTTGCTGCCGTTATTGATGCAAGCGGCCAAAAGTTGAGTGCTCTTTCCTCATCTATCGGTGTCGGGAATGCCAGTGGGCAATTTAACGAATTGCAAGAGCAAGTTAATTCGCTGCTTAGCAAGAATACAGAACTAAAGGCGAAGCTGGAGGAGGTAACAAGAGGGCTTAACACGCAAGGCGAGGCCGCACAACGAACGAAAACAGAATTTGATAATCTTGGAAATTCCACAACCAAGGCAGGGGCATCTTCCGCTTTTAAGGAAGCGCAGGAAGATGTCAAGGCATACGAATCAATTCTTAAACGACTGAATACTCAATTAGAATCACTCTATGAAAAAGAGGAACGTCTCAAAAAGGCGCGTTCAAGAATTGAAGATACTAAGCCATCAACCGCAGCAGGTCAGCAGTCAAAAGAAAGAAGGCTGGAGTACAATTCGGAAGACCTTGTTGAAACGAGGGATAAAATAAAAAACATAAGTAATGCGATTGCAGAAACAAGTGCAAATTTGGAGCAAAGCAAACAACGGATGGCTCAGTTTGCAAACGAAGCAGGCAACGCATCATCCAAGACGACCGCCCTACGCACACAATTGCGCAATGCAAGACAGGCCGTTGCAGAGCTTATTTTGTCGGGAAAACAAAACACGGCTGAATTTGGAAGAGCTGTCAACGAAGCCAACAAATTGCAAGCAGCCTTCAACAAGGTTAGTTTTGCCGTTTCTGGAAAAAGCCTTGCATCAAATTCCTTTGGTATGCTTGCCACTGGCATTCAAGGCGTGACAGGAGCGATGACAACGTACATGGGCGTTGCTGGATTATTTACAAAAGACCAAAAAAAACTCATGGAGATACAAACGAAGATGCAGGCCGTAATGAGTATTTCTATGGGTGTTCAGCAAACGTTAGGTGTTGCCGTCAAGATTTCAACGATGTTTGACGCGCTAAAGGCATCCGCTTTAGCTGCCGTTAATGCAGAACTGGCCAAGAATACCGCCGCGACTGCCGCGCAAACTGCGACTCAATCAGTTGAGACAGCCGCAACCGTTGCTCAGACTGGCGCAACATGGGGCTTTGTTACCGCATTGAAGGCTGTCAAACTCGCCATCAAGTCAATTCCTGTAATCGGTTGGGTGTTGGCCGCAATTAGCGCTGTCGTTGGTGCGGCTACATATATTTACAACAAGATGACCGAATTAACAGATGAAGAAAAAAGACAAAAATTATATGCTGAAGAGTTAGATGAATCCCACAAAAAGCTAAATCAAAGTTACGATAGCGAAATGAAAACACTTGGCAAGCAGATAAGTCAATTTAACAAGCTAAGTAAAGAATACTCAAACGTCAAACAAAAAGGCGAATCTGTAGATAGGTTTATAAAGAAAAACAAAAGCACTTTTGAAAGCTGGGGCGTATCAATAAAAAATAGCGCAGATGCCGAGAATTTATTTATCAAACAAACCGAAGCTTTTAAAAAAGCAATGCTTTCAAGGGCTAAAGCTACAGCTTTGGCGAATGTTGCAGCGGATTCATATGGAGAATATATGAAGAACAAAATGTTCACTGACCAATATGAAAACGACTTTAGAACGATGGGAACTGGATATTTTGGAATGATGCGTGATGAGGAAGGGAAATTAATTATAGATGCAGACGAACAAAAAAAATTCATCAACAACGCATACGCGAAAAGAGATGCTGCGTTGCATGAATACGAATATATGACTAAACAATCCGAAATAGAGCAAAAAGAATACGAAGAGATTTTAAAGAAAGCAGGTATAAAAGAACACTTAGTAGCAGACGAAACAGGGAAAAGCCAAGCGGAACGCCAAGCTGAAATTCGCAAAAAAATCAACGAATACCTTGAAGAAGTTGAGCGGAAGCACAACGATAGACTAAAAGAAATCTATAGTCTAAGAAACAAACTCATCACAAATGAAGGAGAAAAAGAGCTGGATAGTATTAAACATCAGCGAGACCAGCAAATGGCAGAAAACGACAAATGGTTACAAGACATTGCTAAAAAAGCAAGAGAGCTGGAGAAGTTCAAACATATAAATGCGAGCAAGTCAAACAATGAATCCACATGGGAAAAGACAGACAAGGGAAGGTGGAATCTTAAACAATGGGAAGAATATGTTTTGAAAACTCAGCCAAAAATAAGAATCGACTATGAAGCTATGGCGAAAGCAATATCTGCCAATGCTGCAAAAAGCGAAGAGGATGCTGTTAATAAGATTCTTGATAAGTATTACAAAACGCAAAGAGATAGGGCGAACAAAATCAAGGAATTAAAAAACGATATAGAGTTTTTGGAAAAGCAATTAAAGATAGCTGAGGGCGAGCGTAAGATAGAAATCCAAAAATCCTTGGATGATGCCAGACGGCAGCTTTCTGACACAGAGAGCTACAGGCAGGAATGGAATGATTATCTATCCTCCTATGGCACATTCTTGGAAAAGCGTAAGGCTTTAGAAGACAAATTTGCGATGGAATCTGCCGGCCTTGACCAAAACTCTCCTGTCTACAAGAAAAGCAAAAAAGAATACGAAAAATCGTTGCAGGAGCTGACTTTCGACCAGATGAAGAAAAATCTTGACTGGGAGGCCGTCTTTGGAGACCTTTCAAAGATGACAAAAACAATGCTGGACGATTTGGAAGCCAAATTGCAATCCATCATCAGAAACGGGAAAAATCTTAGCGTTGAAAGCATTAAGGAGATAACAGAGAAACTAAAAGAAGTTCAGTCGGCAAGGTCGCAATATGATACCTTTGGAGAATCATTAAGAAAACTTTCTGATGCAAGGGCCACCAAATATGCAAGGCAAGCAACTTTAGAAGGCTTCACTGTTAACGGAAAGAATATCTACAAGGCTTACCAAGAAGCGGTAGCAAAAGGCGATGTAAAGCAACAGGAGGAATTAAAAGAGCAGAAAAACTCTTACAACAAATCCTTCGGTGATGCTTTAAAAGAAGCAACTGAATCAACTAAGGAATACATTAAGGCACAATATGCGGCAGCAGAGGCGCAGGCTCGTGTTTCTGCAACCATCAGCGGTGTTGCGAAAGCATTCAAGAGCGTTAAAAATATGCTTGGTGCATTCGGTGTGAAATATTCAGATTCATTCAATGAAGGATTTGAAGAATTTACAAAGGGCCCGTCGGAATTTGCCGATTCATTCAAAGATATTGATATTACGAACCTGGGCGATTTGCTCAGCCTCACGAATCCAATAAACGATGTTGCATTGGCCGTCAGTGCTGTTGCTGGCACAATCACTGGAGTTGTACATACATTTGAAGGCATCGGAAAGATGCTTGGCTTTGGCGCGGATTATTCAAGCTATAATAAATTAAAGGCAGAATACCAAAAAATATCATCCATTTGGGATGAGCTGATTAGCAAGAAGACAGAGTACATTAATTTGTCGTATGGGATGGAAGCGAAAAACGCCTATGACGATGTTATGTCAATAGTTAAGGCTGACGAGCAGGCTTTGCGCAATCTTATTAAGGTGCGCGGAGAGAGCGGCGCAAGTGCAGGAAGCCACTCTATCAATTACAGACAAAACTCTTGGATGACGCAGGATAATTGGACGAATGTATCAAGGGCCGTTGGCAAAACGATTAGCTCAGTTCAAGATTTGCAGAGCCTTACTGCCGAAGAGTTGGAAAAGGTGAAGATGTCAGATGCAGATTTTTGGTCAAAATTAGATACTGAGACACGCGATTATTACAACAAGATTATCAGTCTTGGAGATACCGCAGAAGACACTCTTGACAAATTGCAACAGCAATTAACCGCCACCTCATTTGACAGCGTTTACAATGACTTCACCAAGCTAATTTCCAACATGGATAGCAGCACAAGAGATTTTGCTGATAACTTCACCAGCTATCTCAAAAATGCCGTAATTCAAACTAAACTTGGCGAGAAGTACAAAGATATGCTTGAAGAATGGTACGATGAATTTGCCAAATCCAATGAAGACGGAAACATTTCTGTTGGTGAGGTGAGCAAATTGCAAGAAAGCTATATGCAGATTGTTGAGAAAGCTCGCAATGAAGCAAAGAATCTTCAAGACATCTATGGATGGAGCAAGAGTGGTTCTTCGAGTGGAAGCCAAACCACATCATTCACAGCAATGTCCGCAGACAAAGGCGATGAATTGAATGGTAGGTTTGCAGCAATTCAAATTTCAAATCAAAACATCTTGGATAATCTAAAGACGCATTTTGCGCAAGCAGAGACATCCACCGCAGAGATTCTTGAAATACAACGAACCTCAGCAAGTCATTTGGCAACGATAGCCAAAAACACGAACGAGTTATACCAAATGAACGAACGACTAAACCAAATCGAAAGAAATACAAGGAGGCTTTAAAGATGGCAGCAAAGATTAATGGAGAAGATATTTTTAAGACTTATGGCGCAAAGTTGGTGAAAGGCGGATATAAGGAGTTGATGTCATTGCCAAAAACAAAGGCCGTGATAGAAAATAAATCACGGTTGAAAGATGGCGTTGATGTAACCGTCTTGACGTTTGGAAGCAGAAGGCGCGTGGAAGACAGAGAAGTCAATTTATCATTTGTGTTTAAATCTTCATCTTACGAAAGGACTGTATCTAATTATAGACAATTCAATACAATAATATCAAGAGATTTGATTAAATTTGCAATTGAGGCACTTGGCAAAACTTTCCGTCTTCTGTTTGTAGAGCAAACATCGCTGGAGGTGTACCCAAGTAGCAATATTATTGTAGCTGGATATAAGTTTAAAGAGCCAAATCCAAGCAACCAAGAAAATGAATAAGATGTTGGAAAACGTGACGATATACAGGAAAGGGGTAAGCGGCGAAGAAGTCGTTTACCCCAATTTGCCTATATATGAAGGAGGAGTGAGGCGCTGGCAGCTACAAGGGGATGATTATATAACTTTCAGAATTAAGTTACCCAACGCGATACCATTTCAGATAGGCGATTATTTCACAGACGAGCAAGGGCAATGGGGTGAGCCACAAAGGTACTACATCACCTCTCCTGTCTTTCCTTCATATTCAGGCAATAACGGAGCATGGGAATATGAACTAAAATTTGAAGCCGAGTATAAATTGTGGGGGAACAAAGTCCTGCGGTTTATTGCTTCACACGCTGAGGGCGAGTTTTCCTTGACTGATACAATCGACCATCATTTAGATTTGGTGCTGGCGACATTGAAGCACCTTGGCTTGAATATCTGTAATGGCAACGGAAAAGAATATGAATACATCATACATTATGATGGCAGCAGCCTTTTCCCGAGAAGCGGAGCAGTAGAGAAATCCGTTAAACTCATTCAGTATTCAAACACTAACATTCTGCAAGCCCTTGACAAAATTGCTGAGGAATGGGAATGCGAGTGGTGGATGGAAGGAAATATTATCCACCTTGGGTATTGTGAGAAAGATGAAGAATCTTTTATTGACGCTTCATTAGATGACAATGTTGTAAGTTGGAGTGTTGACCAAAGCAAAGGCAGCTATATTACAAGAGTTTTTCCATTTGGCTCAACGAAGAATATACCAGAAAACTACAGAAAAAAGTTAGATTTCAAGATTACAGATGTCGCTATTTATGACGATAATAATAGCGGAAATCCATATATCGCTATAAAAGACGCTTCACATAAATTATCCGAGAGCTATTTTTCATCTGCCCTTATAGACGCTGGCGCTGATAGTTACTCGTTTGAGATTTCGAGCAAAGTAGATAATACAGCAAGCGAATCATCGCCAAAAAGATTCTCTAAGCTCCTTGAAACAAGAAATCTTGAAGCATACAAGAAAATTGATGTTAGCTCATGGCAGGTAACAATAAAGGCGAAAGATACTCAGACAGGGCAGCAACAATCAATAGGCAGCAATGTCCTTCATTACAAATTGTACGTTGTTACAGGAATAACGACAAGCGGCTCAAAAGACGAGATAACCTACATCATCAAGCAAGGCAGTGTTCCAGATAACGGAGTTCTCACGTTTAACGAAACGACAGATTATCAACTGCAAGGTTCACGTGTTGCAGAATTGCGTTTTGAAGTGTATGGAGGCATCAGCAATCATGAGTATTATATCTTATCACAAGGGTTGGTCAAAACCTCCTACAAAGCACCTGTTTCAGACTGGACGAGCAAGCAGCATCCAAGGGTAACAATTGATGCAATAACAAATGATGTTTATATTAATCCTTCAATAGGTGGAAGTGCTGTTGATGATAAGCAAATCTTCAAAATGTCAGAAGGCTGGTTTGTCATAAGGCCAAAGAGAAAAGCAGACGGAACAGCAAGATATGGTTCGACTGAGGAAGAAGTCAAGGCGAATTTGCTTAACAGAGCGTTTGTGTTGATAGGCTTGCTTGAATACAAACTGCCTATTGCGTGGTTTTTGAATGAATATAAGGAAGACACGCCGACAACAGCAGATGGAATGGAAATGCTCAACAATATCACCGACAAACGTTTAATGCTGCCAAACGGACTGAATTGCGTTGAGGTGAGCGGCATCAATGAGTTACAGCACATTGAAGAAATAAAAATCTTTGATGATATATTCCCAAACGAAGAACTTCATATCTCAGCCATCGAGACGAGAGATAGATATGATATTGAAGAACATTCAGACGGAGAGAAAACAGAAAAGCACTGGAAGCAATTTCGCGTTCAACTCAGCGATAAACAAGGGCGTGTTTTTTACTTTTGTGATGACTACTTGGCCAAGGATGGCTCAACTCTGACTATTTCGTTTTTGACGGATAACGAAAACACAAGCAGCACCAGCAAGCTGGCAGGAATGGATTTTGAGGTAAGATTCAACCCCGATGGTTATTCCATGAATGACAGCAAGAGCCAATGGTTTGAAATTGTAAGAAACACGACATACGGCAGTGATTTCCCAAACGAAACGCTATGCCCAAAGGTAGGAGATTCAGTCTTGTTGTATGGAATTGACCTAAGAGCTATGGCAGCAACAGGCGTTGTCGAGGCGGCAGAAAAGAAATTGAAAGCCAAAGCCGAGGAATACCTAAAGAAAGCAAGAATTGACGACAGGACTTACACCATAAGTTTTGCTTCAAATTTCGCTTTTGAGAATATGGCCAACTTAATGAAGAAAGGGAAAAGGGTCAGTATAAAAGACCCAGCCATTACAGGCTCTGAAATGACAAATTGCACGCTGATTGATGCAGATGGAAATACATTAACAGACAAAGGAGGCAAGATACTTGTCTCGTTGGATTTTACCGAGGTTGCAAAAAGTGCAAGAGAGAGCAGAATTATAGGTTTTGAGCTAAAAAGTGATATTCCATACGACACGCCGCAGATAATGTGCGGAGTAAGCGGAATTTATTCGCGATTGGCAGACATAGAACATAAACTAAGAAAGGAGAATAAAAATGGCAGAAGCTAAAATAAACTATACCGCAGAAGACATAAACAAGCTCTTAGCGGACATCCCAAACAAAGCAACGCAATCAGCACTCACGGAGGCTCAAAAATTCCTGCACGAGCAAATTAGAGGCATTAGCGCTGATTCTGATGCCTACTATGACCCATTTATCAAAATTGCAGATTACAATAGCGAGAGCGAGGCCGTTACTGGTTTGAATGCTCTTGACTATACCAACACAAAGTACTTAGGGCATTTCAAATTGACCGTCAACGGACGATTGATAACAGGAACAAACTACCCTATGTGGATGGCGAAAGGCGTTGTCTTACAGGTTATCCGAGGAGGCATAATCAAAGCATCAACGGCAGCAGGGTTTGCCAATTCATCAACAATTTATTCTGAGGCATACAGGTCAAGGAATGAAAATGGCGTTTGGTCTTCATGGACTTTTATGCAGATGCCGCAAAAGGCAGTTCTTAATCTTGGCTCTGACTACGAGACGCTTAAAACAACGCCAGAATCAAGTGAGCTAAGAGACGTTGATAATTACCTTAACAGATTACGTTTAATTCTCAAAACGCTTGTTGATAAGTTAGACGCAGCAGGCATAATTTCAAAGTGATATGAAAGATTTGTTGCAGCCATCTTTAGGCACAGATTTAAAAATGAACATTCATATTGATGCCTGCGGAGGGTACTCTATGGATGACTATGATTTCAAGGTTGATTTTTTCGTATATTCCAATCGCTCCTTGACCATTAAGAAGAAAGAAATGATACGCATTGATTCAGGCAATTATGTCGCCTCATTCAATAGCTATGAACTTGGCGTTGGCCCATTGCAATGCCGTATCACCGCGGAGATTCCAGATGAAGACTGTGATGATGGATTCAGAAAAGAGATTGTTACATTGACGACAGATGTGGAAATATGTAAATAAATTATGGCTTGTATAAATGTTAAGGTAAGACGCGCGACAGACCCACCTTTGGTTGAGGTCGTGAGGCTGGACGGCTTAAATTGCGTTTCAATCAGACCAATTTGCAAGATTCCTACAGAAAAGCCACAAAGACCGCCAAAAGGTTACTTGTACCTCAGAACGTCAGAAAAGAAAATCATAAGAACAAACGACAAAAACCCAATACTTATAAAAGCTATGGCAGGAAACGATTCACAATATTACGATTTACCTTGGACGGGCGAGCAAGTAAAAGAAATGCTGTCTGGATTAATCGTTGATGAAAATAAGGAGCAAGACAGCAAAGAGTAATGAGCCAGGAGGAGAATATCACCAAGTTATTATTGAAGGCAGACGATAAGTTAAGAAGGCAATATGAAACGCTGGTTCGTGAACTTATCGCCGCAACTGGGGAAGCGCCAAAAAACGTTTCCCCTGATGAGTTATTCTCTATTGCGAAGCATTGCCAAAGAGCAGCAAAAGAAAAAATTGACAGGTTGCTAAATGAGTATTGCGCTCAAATGACCGCAACAATTCAAGCAGGAATCATGCAGGCGATTTTGTTATCATCGAACACTTCACAGATGGCGTTTAATGGAATGACACGTTTTGATGATGACGATGTGAAATCTTGGCGTAAAACAACAGCCGAAGCCTTCCGTGAGCAGCGGTTACATAATATGGGTGGGCTTGACCTATCCACCAATGTTTGGAATTATGCTCAGCAAACCAAGGCAGAATTTGAGTTGGCGATGTCGCAGTCTATCGAGGATGCTCTAAAGAACGGCAATTCTGCTGAGCAGTTAGGCCGTGCTGTGCGTGAGAAATTGAATAATCCAGATATGATGTACCGCCGTTATCACCTTAAAAAGTTGATGAGCGATGGCACGAAGAAAGATGTCGTTGAATGGCGCAGGAGGGTAATAGGTCAAGATGGAAAGGTGAGGTTTGTCAAGGAAGATTTGGAAAAGGTTGGGCGGGGCGTTTATCGCTCAGCACGTCAAAATGGTTTGCGCCTTGCGATGACAGAAATAAACATGGCTTACAATTATGCGAATTGTAAGCGTTGGAGCGAAGAGCCATTTGTTCTTGGCATCCGTATTCGTTTATCGAAGAACCATCCGCTGACAGATATATGTGACGAGCTTCAAGGCGATTACCCTTCTGATTTTGTTTTCACTGGCTGGCATCCGCGCTGCCGTTGTTCTATGTCCTCTATATTGATGGATAGAAATAGTGAAGAGTGGAAAAAGCTACGCGCGATGTCGGATGCTGAATACAACAGGTATGTTTCACCAAACCGCGTGAAAGATTATCCGAAAGCATTCAAGGACTGGTGTAAGTCTAACAAAGAAAAACTTTTTGATGCAGCCAAACGTAATAAGCTGCCTTATTTTGTTCGTGAAAACAGGGCGCAAGTTGAAAAGTTTTCAGGCATGCGGCTTGGTGAAAATTTTGCTCAACAGATAGACTATAGCCTTTCAAGCAATCTCGTTAAGATTGATGCCAGCGTGCTGCCAAAAGAAATGATGACAAACGAGCAAGTTAAAAAGGTCTTGTATTCGTTCATCGACAATAATAGTACTTTCTTTCCAAAACCGATAAAGGACATTGTCTTTAGCTGCGATAAGGTGGCTGGAACTGAGAGATTGCGCAATGGCTTTAAGTTCTATTTCTCAAATAAGGAAATAAACGGTTTTAATATGATGAAGGAGTTGAAGGGAGCATTTCACTCTATTGCGAATAACAAAGAAATGACTTTAATGCAGGAAACCGCAATGGAAACCGTTTGGCATGAATTTCTGCATTGTCATTCAAAGGCTTGGGAAAATGGTAGGGTTAGTAGTGCTGTTCCGTTGATGGAGACATTAAATGAGTTTTACGCACGACAGACCTACCCTCAGTTTGTCGCAAAATTTGGAGGAAGGGCTACGCATCATAAGGAGATAAGAAAAAACGGAATTGGCTATTACAACAATTCCGTCAATTTCCAAACTTTGCTCAAGCATTTTGGCATTGGCCAAGGCGTTGCAACTAAGAAGATAGGCAAGATGTTAGATGATACTTACTATGATGATTTTAAGAAGGTATCTTATGAACGAATGTTTAAAACAAAAATTTCTTATGACAATTACAATTCAATGATAGATATTTTAAGAACAGAACCAAATTTCTTCAAAGAAAAAATTGAATTAATCTAAAGGAGATATTGTTCGTAAGAAATCATATTTCATGTGATTAGGTAATTTATTTACATATTCCATCATTTTCTTTTCATTTTCTCTCAAATGATAAAGTTCAGCTAATAAAACATTTGAACTATTCTCGTCTAATCCTGTAAGGAATCTTTCTTTTGTCATGTTTCCTATTAATGCGTAGTGTTCCTCTGCCGTTATATTGTGGTCAAAAATCGTTTCCATAACATACATATTTAATTATTGTCCTTAATGATTATATCGCAAATGTAGGAAAATATGCTGTAGTCTACACTATTTCCTGTTGATTATTTTAAGAGAAATGCGACACGCCAGCCAATCCGCCAGCGTGCCGCATTCTCTTTGCTTACCCGACTAACGTCTTGTGTTTAACTTGCTCCCATTGAAGCGAGCCAAGCGATTCTACCAATTTGCCGAAGTGGAAATCAAAATTGAAATTATCCATCATGTTTTCAACTTCCTCTTCGGGGTAAGTCTTACTGAGAATCTGATAAACGTTTTCTCTTACGAGAGCCATTTGGTTAAGACACTGGGCGAAATCGTTTGTGTTGAAATCGATAACTCCGTTCATAATCTCGTTTGCTTTCTTGTTGTTAAATTCAGCCATTGTTGTGAAATTTTATGTGGTTTAATTAATAAGATGGATTTGTTTTATTTTGATTTTTAGAAGGGTCGTGATTCTTCGTCAAACAAAGACTTGTCGCTATTTTCCATTTGGAAGAGCTGATTGATTAGGTTGAAACCAAGATGATTCCACGCGACATACGCCTTAATGTCATCACCGAAAACATGATATGTCCTTTTGCAATATACCACCATTGGAAGGTTTGTCAGTTTTTCAGTAGGATACCAAGAGCCATCAATATTGACGATATATCCGTTGTTTGACAACATATTGTTCAAGTACTGGGCCGTTGTCTTCAATTTCTTTGCTATCGTTGTTATATTGAAGAAAGGGCCGTTTTTCGGTGCATCATCGCAGTATTGGTTATTTGCCTCATGCTGCCTTGTATTAGTGCTTGCCTGTAATGCTTGGCGCAGCAGAGCGTTATTCTCTTTTAGAGCTTCTATTAATTCCCTGGAGTGGTCATCATCGGAATGTGTGTCTGCTTCATATTTCCCTGTGAGCCTAATTCGTTTAAGGATTTCTTTCACACCTTTCTTGAACTCCTTAGCTTTTGGCAAGCGCGATTGCATCAAGACTTCGTAAACGCCAAATTCGGTAAGGAAAAGGTAGTTATTGGCTTTGTAACTATCTGATTCTGAGGGGATATAACTATTAGTTATATCCGAATTTTGCAAACTAAGCTTGGCATAAATAATCATTTTCTCATCTTCATCAATCTTTGATAACATCCTTGATGGATTTGAATGACCAAGCCAATTTGCAACATCTTTAGCCAAAAACAATGGATTTTCCCTTGTGCCATAGACATTGACTTGTTGATTACAGATAACCTCACTGTCAATCACTGTGATTTTTTGATAGTCAACCATAATTAATTTAATATTTAGCATTTTAGGCAATAAAAAAAGGCGGTATTGCCTTTCCCGCTGCTAAAACTACTGGTCGACAAGTAGGTCGGATAGCCATTACAGCTATTCCACGGGGGTACAATACCGCCTATAACATCCCCATTTTTGGGGATTAAGGGGTTATGGTAACTCTTTTAAGTAATGTGGATTACTTGTCGATAAATGAAGTTTTAGCACCACAAAGATACTACTTTTACTTCTAACCACAAACATAATTGCGATTTATTTTATTCCAATTTTATGATTTTGTATTCCTTCCTTGTTATTCCCAATTTCTTCCTGTAGTCCTCTACCTCAGAAAGGATGTAATTGCGCTTTATCTTATCTGCCTCATTTAGAAGATATGCAATATTATTGCCGTTGGCCATGAACTCTTCATTATCTTTTCTGACGAGTACATATCTGCATTTGCCTGCCATATTGGAATACCTCGCTCCATAGTCGCGTAATTCAAGAAGTTTTGAGGCTTGCTTTCTTAATATCTTCAATAGTCTTACTTTCATTGCTCAACGAATTTTTGCATTACATTCAGCTCTGACATACTAAGGCTATAGATTTTGGATTTTGCAGTTCGTAGCGTTCCGCAAATACTATATCCTCCGTCTTCTGTTTCGACAATAACCTTTTCTTCTGCCGTATATTGCACGTTATTAAGCAATTCAGCTACAATGTGACGCAGCACTTTTATTTCTTTATCATTCATTGTTTCTCTTAGCTTAATCTGTTATGTGATAGAAGTAATCAGCTTGCTCACCTTGCAAGTTTTTTAATGCGTAGTCGTTGGCTTCATTCCAAAGTTTATTGTAAAGATAAGCTTTATCATTTTCTTCATCTGTGCCATTCTCAACATAATGGTAGCAAATCTTATGATTAAGAACAAGTACAAGTTCAGTAAGGTATTTGTAATCTTCTTTCCACTCATCAAAGGCACGGTTAAACGTGTCTTGAATGGCTTGCAAGCCGTATGTGTCAGCAATGGAGAAATCTTGCCAGAATGTAGTGAAAGGTTTGTAGCCTGTTTCTTCTTCAATGTTCCATCTGGGAATTATCATTTTTAATTTTGCCATATCTGTATGTTTTACATTGTTATTATCAATTCTTCATTTCTTAGTCGGTTTTATTGCGTCTATTGTTTGCTTCCAATATGCAACACATTTCCTCATTGTCTTATTACCATCACCAGACTTCTAATGGCTGAGGATATTCTCCTCTATCTATGATAACATCCATTACCTGTATAGCCAATTCAAAATCCTCGTAATATCCGAAAACCCATTGCTCGCCATCGTGTCCGTCTGGATTATTGATATACACCATATATTTGTCTTTCTCCTTCTCAACACAGATAAATTCATGTCGGTTAATATACACAGTTCCTGAAAACATATCTTGTTCAGTGTCTTCAACTTCGTGCGTAGTCACACCCATCTTGAAATAGAAGAATCTTTTAAAAATCAAGCATTTTGTCGTAAAGTTGGAAAGACTATTCTTCATATTATTATTTAATTTTATTCGGTTTTGTTGAATCTATTGTTTGCTTCCAATACGCAATCCATTTTTCCATTGTCGATATATCGAAATCGTCAATATTATAAACCGTTGATATGCGTAATGTGCTACCTTGCTGATAACGCCTATTGTGAAGTACAGCCGAAACAATGTTCAGCATTGTTTGTATTTCTTCTATTGTGTATTCCATTGATTGTTTATTTTGAGCAAAAGCCTCATTGTTAGTCTATTTGCTTATTCATTGCCCATTCCTCAAAGGCATTATAGTAGCCTTTTCTGATGAACAGCATATCGCCGCTACCATCGCCCCACCAATCATTACAATGTGAAATGTATCTGCCTATCTGATTGTGATTTGCTGGGCATAACTTCTTATACATAGAACGGAACATGGAAGATACCTTTCTTCCGCTGAAATGCCCAGCTCTCTTAGCGTCATTGGTGCAGTAACCATACATTGTAACACTTTCAACTTTATCGTTATCATCAAGAAATTCCCAATCGCTATCGCCCCATGCTCCGTAATTGATGGTATCTTTGAGTAGCTGCTGCTCGTCTGATGTCAGAACTGACACTATTTCCTGTATTTGATTTATTGTTGCTTCCATAATTCAATATTGTTTTGTTTGCCCCGTTGGTTAGACGGGGCGTTACCTTTATGCGATTTCCAAATAATTCAATCCAAATGTTTCAGAGCATTCAACGAATTTGCCGAATCGGTCTTTATTCGTTGCAATAGACTTAAACCATTGCTTCACTTGATATGAGCCACATTTGAGCATATCTGCCAATTTCCAAGTGGTTTGGTCAAATGCCATTCGCAAGTCGTTCTCTTTCTGTGCTTTTGCGCCAAAATACACCAATAAAGCCTTAACAGCGTTTCTCTTGTCGTCAATATTTGTACCGTACAGCAACACTTCTTGAATATCCATGCAGATTTCTGATTTCTCGCTATTGATAGAATCTGATAAATTCTTCAAGAACCAATTCTCATCTTCTGAAAGATTGAACATCTTCGTGATTGCTTTAATATCTCTTGCGTAAACTGACTTCATAATTCTCATTTTTAGGTGGTTAGTTGTTAATTCCCTTTCTTTTATATTGCAAAGATATATATAATTTTTATATATACCAAATGTTTTCGCTAATATTTTAGATGAAAGTACAATTATTTTTCACCTGCTCCATATTCACGCAGCGCGAAAATACACATAAATACATAGCTTTTTTGACTACTCAAAAATTTTATTGGCGTAACTCGCTGATAATCAAGGGGTGTTTTATGCAAGTGCATTGCATTTGCATTGCAAGTGCATATTTTCTCGCCTTAAACCTCTGATTTTCAGAGGTTTAGAAACCGCGAAAAAAATCTCGAAAATTCCTTGGATTTTTTGGTCTGCCTCACTATATTACAATATATAATTTATTAATCTAAGTAATATTCACAGGTTCATATTACTTATCTTAATAAACCATATATTGTAATATTAGTGAGGCAGACCAAAAAATCACCCCTATACATATAGCCGATGCTCGAAATTTTTCAAATTTCTCGCCGAATATCCAGAGGGAAGGGATTCGTGTTTTTGAGTTGAATTTTAAAAGGGTGTATATTGGATAGATATTTTTAATCGTATCATTTTGTTATGTTGAATAATTCAATTAATTTTGTGGATGTAATTAAACAAAATGAGACATGAAGAAAAAGTTAATCCAAGTTTTGAAAACCTTGTACGCGAGCAAGGGTTTTAAGGCAAACGAACTTGAAGAGCTTGCTGACGTTTTGTCAAGCAGCCTTAAAGAAGATTCAACGGATGAGGAAATCAGTAACGTAGCAAACGGTGCTGAAGCATACGTTAACATGCTTCAAAAGGTCGGTAACAGGTATGCAAGCGCCATTGAAGAAAAGTACAAAGGTTATGTGAAGCCGAATGTGACAAAAGACAAAACAAAACCAATTGAAGAAAATTCTTTGACCAAAGAGGCGATTGCAAAACTTATTTCTGAGGGTATCGCAGAGGCCATCAAACCAATCCAACAGCAACGTGAATCTGAACGTTTATCGCAAGTTCTTTCAAGCAACGAAAAATTGAAAGGGATTCCAGCAAAATTCATTTCGCGTTATAAGTTGGAGAAAGAAGAAGACCTCGATAATGTTGCCTCACAGATTGCGCAGGATTATGCTGACGAGCGTAAGGCTATCCTTGAATCACTTGGAATTGCTGAGCCTCCAACTTCTGGCGGTGATGCTGATTCCGATGAAGGATTTGTAAAACTCATGCAGGGAGCGCAAAAGGCACTTGAAACAAAAGAAAAATAAGAAAGTTATGTACTACAAGAAGAAATTTCCGACAGACATCAAAGAAGGTGCTTGGGATGAGAAAAGTTGCGTGCGGCGTGTTGCTGGTTTCACGATTGATGAAACCAATCTGCCGTCAACTTTGAAATGGCTACCCAAAGGAACGCCATTAGTGTTGCTTACGAACGGCATGGTTAGTGCTTGCAAAACGGCTAAGGTGTACGAGAAAGCAGTACAAGCCGCAACAACGCTTAAAGTAAACAAAGGTTCATTGTTCATGGTTGGCGATAAAATTGCTGGCTCTACAATCTCCAAGGTTGATGATTCGTCAAGCGATTTTACGAAGCTGACAATTTCAGCACTTGAAAATGAGGTAGAAGCTAACGCCGTAGTTGACGATGGCAACGCAGGCAAGGTTATCGGCTTGAATTATGCCACCGTTGAACTGGATGGGCAACAGAGCTGCACGCCTACATTGCAAGCGTATGAGATTGACGAAGATTCCTTGCCTTATCCTATTAACGAGGCGATTAAGGAGGCTTTGACTGTTACGCATAAGTATTTAATTAAACCTTAACTAAAAAATAGAGATGGATAGTCTAATTAAAGAGCTGGAAAAGCCTAAGAGATTTGATGTGTTTGTGCAGGAGCAAATGAAAAACTCCACGTACAAACCACTTTGGAAAGATGAGATTGCCACAATTGACTACGAGGCTTCACGCACGTATCGTGCCGCGATTGCGGAGTATAGTGCAGCGATGGTCGGTAGTGTAATTGACAAAAACGGCGAAAAGCCAACGCACACCATGCCAAGTGCCAATGAGCTTGTTGGTTCAATTTCGCACATGGGTGACGAATGGCAGATGGATAATGACCGATTAGACCAGTATTACTACATGGAAGGACGTTTGCGCAATAAATACGGAAATGACACTCCTGCGATGTATGCTTCTAACGATTACGCAAAACTCGTGAAGTATTTGTTTGACCCGTTTGAAAAAGCAGTTATCGCGCCTCAGAAACGAATCGACTTACTTTACTATGAAGGTTTGTTCAGCGGCACACAGACCGTAGATGCCAAGAACAATAAGAAGTCCAACGTTACTTACAAGATTGATTTGGGCGTGAAGAAATATCATCCTACCGCCAAATGGGGTGAGGAGGCTTCAACGCCGATTTCTGATATTCAGCGTATTGTGGACGAATTGTCTGCCAAGGGTAAGACGGTTGTTAAAATGCGTATGAGTACACGCACTTTCCGTAAGATGTGCAAGAGTAAGGAGTTTGCAGACACGTTTAAACTGAAGCTTGGAAAGGTTGACATCAGTCCTGCAAAAATCACGTTCAACGAAGCAAACTTGTATCTGGAGAGCCTTTTGTTGCCGACAATCACAATTGAGCCTGACCGTTTTGTGAAATTGCAGGATGAAAGTACAATTAACATGACCGTTGATGACCGTGTTGTGTTCCAATGTGTTCAGAATGTCGCCGTGTTGAAGGTATCTGACCCTCTTGAAATGATTGACCCTCTGCCTAACAAGACATATAGTCAGTATGACGATGCACTTGTAGGCTTTTGGCGAAACGAAAAAGGACGATTCATCGACTATGAGATGTGGGCAACGCCTGTATTCTATGGTCTTGATGATTTCTTCATTATGGAAACCGATAAAACAGCATAACAACAATGAATATAATTGAGGCTATTGCAACGGAGATAGAGCCATACGAGCAATCTATGGCATCTATGGAAAAGGGACTGATAGACGCTGGATTTCGTTTTACGCCATACGCGCCGACAGATGAATACAACAGCGAGGCGAGGAAGACCGTTGCTTTAGCCTCAATGTTGTGTTTATCGAAAATGCTTTCATTATCTTCTGAGAGTGCTGGAGGCTTTTCACAAAGCTATGATACCAAGCGGTTGAAGGAGAGAATTAAATCTATCGCTGAAGGTGCTGGAATTTCGCCAGACTTAGTCTTGAAAGAGAATGACAACAACATCTATTGCATACATATATGATAAAGAATGCAACAATATCCTTACAGACGGTAGTCAAGCAGGAGGATGAAGACTTGAATATTATTGAAAAGATATGTTGGTCGAAATGCGTAGGATGCACGGTTGCGCCAAATTCTAAGGCCAATCAAATAACGCTCAATGATGGTTATAAATATAATACATCATACGATATTCTCCTTAATGACGTGAGATGTTTCGGCAGGATTCCGAAGGTTGGCGATTATGTTAGGGTCGTCAAGAACGATTCAACATTGGATGCCAAAAGACAGATTCTTGGAGTAACAACAAAAGGGCATTGGCTGAAATTATGGATATAGCAATAGAAGGGTTTGAGAATGTTTTAAAAAAGGCTGGAGCGAAGAAACAGAACAATTCAGCAAATAGAGGCAACGCAATACTTCGAGAGTTGACCATCATAGCAGAAGAGGCGTGCAATATTGCACGTGATGCGTATCCAGACCGCATGAGTGGCGGTTACGATGACCACACGCGGAATTTACGCGGTAGCATTTGTGCGACAATCTATTACGGTGGTAGCGAGGTGAAAAGATGTGGCTTTGATGGTTTGGGGAGTGCAGAAGGCGAGGCGAATGCAGAAATTGCAGCTAATTCGCTGGATGCCGACCAAACAGCGCTTTGGGAAATCAAAGTGAGTGCAGGAATGTATTATGCAAGATATGTTGAAGCCAAAGGCCACAAGGTAATCTCTCATGTACAGGGATGGTTGACAGAGCAATTAAGTAAACTTGCACAAGACATTAAGGATGGAAAAATATAAAAACTCAATAGACGTAGTTACATCGCTTTGCAGGTATTTGAAGCAGCAAAGTGATTTTAAGGTGTTCGCATACGAGAAGGATGAAAACTATCGAGGTGATTATATTGCTATCAATAGTCTGTCTGTCAATTACGGAAAATGGGCAGATAGTAATTTGATAAATCTTAATATCCACGCGCAGGACAATTCGTCTGGAAGTCTTAATAAGGAAAGTCTTTCACGGATGTATGAAAATGTCTGCAATCTTATCCCTTATACTAACGAGATGACTGAAACCGAAGACCAACCATTGATGGTTGATGGTATTGCTTATTCTATCAGTTCAGACAGCAATGTGATGAAAGATAACGATGAAACACATTTTATCAATTTGAGAATTAAAGTTCAATTTTAAAAAAGAAAATAATTATGGCAAAGACTTCACCTTATGGAATCGTAAGCGTTAAATTGCTTGATGTAGAGAAAGATGGCTCTTTTCCAATTGATTCAAAATGGGAAACAGCTTTTGAGTTTCGTGCAATCGTGAAGGATAGTTTTTCTTTCAATGATAGTGCAGCTTCAACCAATAACATTGAAGTTGAGGATATGGACGAATATTACGCAACGCTTGAAAGTGATAAGGGACAAAAAGGCTTCACCTTGGATGTCTATGATTTTGGCGAGAAGATTGCCAAAGAATTGCTTGGCTATACAAAGGTAGGCGATTACATCACAGAGACCGTTGGTTTTAAACTTGGAAATAAGGCTGTCCGCGTTCAGACAAAGAAATTTTCAGATTTCCCAGCAAAGGTTTTTGAGTGGGCGAATATGAAACTTAATGTTACTATGGCAGGAACAATGGGCAAGAGCGGCTTTCCTAATATTCATGTAGAATTTGTTAAACAGGCTCACCTTAATGCAGAAGGTAAGGAAATGGCTGGCGCAAGATGGAAAGATTTGGCCGATGAATAAGAAAACTCATGAGTTAAAAACAAAATAAAAAACATGGCAAAATTTATCAAATTCAGAGAGAAAGCCTCTGTGGCGGCTTCAAAGGCTGACACAGAAGGCGCAGAAGGCCGCGTTGACGTGGTCAAGAGCGAAAATGCGCTCGTGTATGAAGCCTCTGCCGTTATCCGTGGAATCTCGGACACGCAGGCAGAGTATGTGAACCGAAAGGTTAAGGAGGAAAATGACGCGAAGGCGAAGATTTCGTTTAGCGTTTCACCTTCCGCAACTTTCGTCAAGGGTACATCAACGGCATTCACGTTGACCGTCACCTGTACATTTGCTGGTGCAAATGTTGACGCTGATGCACTGCCAACGATGACAGCAGGAGGCGCATCCGTCACCGTTACGAAGAAGTCTACTGGCGTTTACACTGGCACGGTGAATGCAAGTTCGACTACCCTCTTTGATGTACATGCAACCGTTAAGGGCGTTGCAAGAACTGCATCAAAGACGGTTTACGCCTACAATCAAATCTTGTTTGGCGTTAGCTCATACGAGACAGCACCTGTCAGCGATTCGGCTGAGATGGTTAAGTTCCTTGCTCAGGTCAACGGCACGAAATTGCAGAGCAATTCAAACGGTACTTATAAATTCTCCTTCACGGCAGAAAAGCCTTACGGTTATGTTCTGATTCCGTCTGATGTTACTGTTTCGCCGAACTTGGCAAACAACCTCGCAGGTCGCGAAGGCCCGCTGCCAGTCAACTTTGTAAAGCAGGCTGACTCAACAGGTTCAGGTATCACTTACAAAGTGTATCGCATGGCATCAAAGATGGGTGTAAGCGTCCATAATGTTGAACTTTATTAATCCTAAAGAGAAATGGCAAAAAAATACGGAGTAGCATCCGATTATATCAAATACACATCTCGTATTAAATCAGATACGAGTGACGGCGTTGCAGTTGAAGCCTCGCAGGTCGTTGACCTTGAAGAGGATAAATTGCAGAGCGACATCAATAAAGAGTTGAAGGCATCTATCGCCTCTGCAAGCGGAAACACCTACTCAAAGAGTGAGATTGACGGCAAGGACACTGCCACGCTGACTTCCGCGAAGAGCTATGCAGACACCAAGAAGACAGAGGCTGTCAGTGCTGCCGCCACAGACGCGACTACGAAGGCTAACAGCGCTCTCGCTTCTGCCAAGAGCTATGCAGACCAGAAGGTTTCTGCACTTGGAAGCGTGTACACAACTAAGGGTTCATGCACTGCCGCTCAGTTGAAGGCTCTCACTTCTGCAAAGGCTGGCGATGTATGGAATATCACCGATGCCATAACCATTGACGGCAAGGCTTATCCTGCTGGCGTGAACGTGGTATGTGTTACTGCTTTCAGTGCTGCCATTGACCCTGCTGCCACAAAGAACTGGGACGCTTTGCAGGGCTTGCAGGATTTGACGAGCTATGCCAAGTGGAGCCAAGTTGAAGAAGCTGCCATCAGCGATGTAGAATTTGAGCGGGACGTAGCTGGGGAAGATAACAGCTATACGTTTAAAAAGACCCTTACTTATGTGGGCGGCACTAAGAGAGAGGTTGATTTTGGTATCATTCTTGACCCTGCTACGTCCACCAAGGCTGGTGTTATGTCTGCCGCTGATAAGGTGAAACTTGATGCGGTGGATGGAAGGATTCAGGGCGTGAAGATTTATGAAAGTAGTACTGATGGTTTTATCATTCAGAATGCCGATTATGATAATCTTAAAGCCACAATTGGTACAGATGTCCATATTGAATCTGCTGTCAATATTAGAACAGGTGCCAATATTGGCGTAAATGCCGTACTTTCTAATAATGCACAAATTAAAAGAAATGTTTTAATTTACGAAGAAGTCGAGATTGGCAATAATGCAACTATTGGCAAAGATACCATTGGAACAAACCTAATTCAAATACGCAATAATTATGCAGGTAAAATTGCAATTGGAAATGGAGTTCAAATTGCCCAAGGTGTAGGAATTTCGGTTGATGATGATTGTAATTTGGTCTTTGGAAGAGAAATACAAGGTTCTTATCAAATGAAAACCGCCGCCACCACCGATGCCCTCTCCGACTTGGAAACTCGTGTCTCCGCTCTGGAAGACCTTTTGAAACTGGCATAGCCAAACTAACATTTAGACAGGGTGTACAATAGTGCATCCTGCCTAATCCTCTCATACAAGAAATATGAATAGAAAAATGTACAGATGTGCCATCGTTATCACGGCATACAATGTTGAAAGATATATCGAACAAAGCGTTGCAAGCGCCTTGAATCAGACAGAGAATTGTGAGGTTATTGTCGTTGAAGACAAGTCAACAGACGGTACGCTTGACATCCTCAGAAGAATCAAGGGAATCACTCTCTTGGAGAATAGCGAAAATGTTGGCGCTGGTCTTTCGCGCAGACGAGGCATTGACTATGCAAATGCAGAATATGTAATGACGCTTGATGGCGATGATTACATTGACCTTGATTTTGTCAAGAGACTGCTTGCTACAGCCGATGCCACGGGCGCGGATATTGTCAGCGGCGGCGTGAAAATCCTCAAAGAGGATGGCTCATGGGATGCCACGTCCTACGGCAATTGCGTTACGGAAGGCCGCGACAAGGTTGCCAAGTTTTGGGGCGAGCGTATTGTCTTCATGAATAACAAAATCATCCGCAAGGAACTCTGCAACAAAGTCCCATATAGCGATAGGCGCTATATCGAGGACACGCCGACAATTATTCCGATGATGTTCTTTGCTAACAAGGTGGCGTATGCCGACACTATCGGTTACACCTACCGAATGCGAAAAGAATCTCTGACGCATACAACCAACATTATTAAGGATGTGGTATTCAAAGGTCTCTGCTGGATTGACTTGTACGAGTTCTTCAATACACATGACCAAGGTATGTTTGAGGCCGTCAACGTGAAGGGATTTATCGTCAACATCATTGGTACGCTGAATAAGATTCACGTCACGCCCGAGATGGTTGCGCCTTTTGAAAAGGAATGGCATGAATTTACGATGCGCCTTCTGAACGTTATCGAGATTACGAATATTAATCTTGTCGGAGAGGAGAATAAAAACAAGTAAACAAACTAATTATTAACTAAGTGTGGTTTAATGAACATTCTTTGGCAATGTGCAGATGTTGTCATTTCACATTGTCAGAGAATGTTGTTATTTTATAGGTTATGGCAACAGTTGATTGGAAAAAACTTGAAGGTCGCATATTTAGGTTTGACGTGAACACTTCGACAGAGGATGCGTTGAAGGCTACGAATCCCGCGATTATTCATTTCACGACAGAGGGAGACATCGTGATGAATGGGGAGAAATTTTGCAGCCCGAAGAAGAAAGACCTTCGGTTCATAAAGTTGTACACATCGTATGAGAATGCAAAGTATGATGCTTTTGGTGATGGTCAACTTCAATATTTGGATTACCCACAATACGGGGTAACAGAATCCTACGCTCACTATATGTTAGTTGCCTCTCTGATTGACGGAAAGCCGTTTTATTGGTTTTCCGACCCATATCAAGTAGGAAGAAGAATTGAATCAGAATCTATTATAGGTGTAGACGAAAATACCTTCAATGCTGGATTTGATAGCTTGTCGAATGATATTGGCTTTGTATATGATTATGATTGTATCGAACTAAAAGAAACTCAAGAAGGAGACAGTAAAGATTATGGAGAACTTAATTATGTCTATATATTAAGGCTTATCTCCCAATGCCTTATTACGATAGTTGACGAGCAGGCAGGAGGTACTGACATTTATGGAATTTCATACGGAGAATTGAAAGAAACTTACAGCGTCTCTTCCCTACTTCCGCTTATTTCTGGCAAACTCGCCACGACGGCGACAGATTCTCACAATGGTATAGTAAGAATCGGAAAAGGCCTTACTACTCATAGCAATAATACTGATGGAGGCGACTACATTGACGATGAAAGCGTTGGCCTACTTGAACTACTTCCTGCCAAAGCTGATACTCTTGGCGGCGTAAAGAAAGCCAACCTCAATCTTCAAAGCGAGTACGAGTTTTTGAAGGCCGTGCCAAGCGTCACCACTCTTGATGAGGCGAAGTTTGCCATCAATCATCTACGAATTATCTGCAAAACACTCGTTGATAAACTGGAAGAGGCAGGAACGTTGAATAAATAAAATTGAAAGACATGATTAAAATTGCAACACATAACAGCTTCACAGGAGAGAAAGGTGACGGCCTTTTGTCGTTTCTTGTCTCCGCGTTTTCAAAATGCCAGTCAAAAACCTTGGTGCAGCAACATCGATGCGGCTGCCGTCTGTTTGACCTTCGCGTGAAATGGGACAAGGGCAGAGGGAGATTCGTTGCCGCACATGGCTTGTGGAAAGCTAAGAAATCCCTGCTAAAACTCATGGCAGAACTTAACGGCATTGCAGCATCCTCTCCAGTCAAGACGAAGTATCTGCTTACCTATGAAGGGGAATGCGAAGAAGGCACGGAGGTTTACGACAATTTCAGAAAACTTGCCGAATGCCTCAAAGGATTCAGCAACATTCAATGCGTGCAACTGAGCGTTAAGAAGCCCGATTGGCGCGTATTGTGGTCAAGTTGTGATATGCCGTACTACACTGCCGCCTATGATGTCTTGGCGAAGGATAATTGGAAGACACTGCTTCCGATTCCTTGGATGTGGTCGAAGTTCAGACGAAAGGCAGAGTTCAGTGATGCTTATTATAGAATGGTTGATTTTCTTTAGGAGGGACAAAGATGGAATCGTCATTTATTCTTAACCCGTTGGTTGCCTTGGCAGGCATCGGAGCGTATTACACCATTCCGACAGAGATAGAAGAGACATTTTACGGTCTGAGATGGATGGTGTTGTTTATTATCTTCATGATAATTGCAGACTTTTACTTGGGTCTGACTGAGAGTGTGAAGGTTAAAAAGGAATCGTTCAGATATAGCAGAGCAGGGAGAAGAACCGTTTGCAAGTTCATCGAGTACATGATTTACATCATGACTGGAGCTTTGCTTGGTAAGTCATTCCTTGAACCTATGGGTATAGGTACATACGAGGAGGGCGGTGCGTTAGGCTCTGTATTTGCTGCCATATTTGAACTGGATAGCATAAAAGGGCATGTGTGTGCTATACATAATGTAAAGTTTAATTTCTCTTTCAAACGCTTTATTGTCGCTATACTGAAGAAGAAGGATAAGGATGCAGGCGAGGCGTTTGAGGAGGCAACGAAGGAGGAGAAGTAAGATGGCAAACTACAAACAAATAATTCCCTTCATTTTATCATGGGAGGGCGGTTTTTGCAACCGAAAGAATGACAGAGGAGGCGCGACAAACAAGGGCGTAACGATTAACACGTGGCGCGGCTATTGCGCTAAAAAGGGCAAGCCTGCAACGATTGAAACCTTGAAAGCGATGACTACCAGCGAATGGGAAGAGATTTTTAAAACCATGTATTGGGATGCGCTCAAATTGGATAATGTGACAGACCAAAATGTCGCTAACATCATGGTTGATTGGGCATGGGCAAGCGGCGTTGGCACGGCGGCGCGACAATTACAGAAGCTCGTAGGCGTGAAGGTTGACGGCATCATCGGAAACAAGACGTTAGCTGCCATCAACAGCACAAGCGGCTTGCCGTTGTTTGGACGTATCAAGCAAATGCGCCTATTGTTCGTCAAGAGTATTGTCAAGAATGATAAGAGCCAGCAAGAAAATCTTAGAGGCTGGGAGCGCCGAATTAATTCAATTATGTACGACAATCTTATTTTGAACAAAAATGATTAAGTGGTTTTATAAGATATGCAGCAGGGTGGCAGGCTTCGCTACCTCTCTTGGCATTGATGGTCTTACACATATTATCGTAATGACCATTATCTCCAAGATGGCACTTATCTTCCTGCCAGTATGGGTGATGGTGGCGGTTATGCTGCTTGTTGCCGTTTCTAAAGAATTGCTCGACAGGTTTACAGGGCAGGGAACGTCAGAGTGGAAAGATTTCTTCTGTGATGTTGCAGGCATTTTGATTGCGATGATATGAAAAAGGCATTGTTATTCTTTATTGTTCTTCTCTCTCTTGTTTCATGTTCGCGAAAGACAATGAGCGTTGAGAAAGAGTTCACGGATTCAGTGAGGATAGAGAGACGTGACACGTTGATACAACGACAGGTTCTTACAATTGCTGACACCGTGTACCTCTCCGATACCGTCTTTGTTTACGAGCTAAAAATGGTTACGGTTGATGCAGATGGGAAAGTTCTCCGCACCGACACGGAACGCGAAAAGAAAATCATTTCTAACCGAAACGCAAAGCACTTTATCAATGCTAAGCAGGAAGAGCAGCGGACGAGCGTAACGGACAAGGAAGAGACGAGAAAGGAGAAGGAAAACAAGACGGTGAAGGAGAAACCGCCGATTTTGCAGCGATTCAAAGACAGCCTCTTTCAGTTCGCCGCGGTGTTGCTGATGATAATTGGCGCGTGGTATTATTTTGTTTATTCCAAGAGGAGCAGAAGCAAGAATAATCCTTAATGATTATTCAACCTTTTAATTCCTCAAAAATGAAACAATTACAGATATTATTTGACAAAGCCGTTGAAGCAACAATGAACGCAAGCGGTTTGTCTTTTGAAGAGTTCACGACAAGCAGAAGCGAACGAAGTGTGAATGCACGTGTGGTTTTCGTTGATTACCTAATTGAACAAGGAATGAGTGAAGGCACTATCGCTGAGTTAAGTGGTATGAGCCAGCAGAGGGTGAACGCCCTGAAAAATTCACGCATCTACCGAATGAAAACACTTATGTGCAGAGTATTGAAACAAAGTCTGAAAGATATTATCGGATAAGAAATGGCGTGCCTTCGGGTGCGCCTTTTTTTGTTGTAAATTAATTGTATATAAATGTTAAATACACGCATTTTTCTAAGAAAAATCTTGGTTTTTATTTGGCGCTTTCAAGATAAATGACTATCTTTGCAATATAGAAAAGAAAGAAATAGCAATAACACCTCAGCCCTCGACAACACGGTAAGTCACTAATTATGTTAATTGACAATATTAAGAGAAGTTTTTCATCCTCCAATTTCGCTTCCGTTCGCGAAGCATACGACATGCTTGTGAGTAGATTAGAAGAAGCTGATTGGCACGTTGCCACATCAAAGCAGGATATTAACGAATATACCTTTGCGGATGAAGAATATCCAGCAGTTGAAGGTGAATCCTTCAGTGTTCAATGCGACATTCAAGAGGGTAGTGAAGTATTCGTGTATGAGTTCCGTATAAGGGAATATTACACAGACCCAGGTTCTTCTGACTACGCCTATGTAATTGATGTTTACAGAGATAGACATTTTGTTTTCTCGTCTCTTAAAAAATAATTGGTTAGGAATTAATTGCTGAGCTATCGGCGTGACGGGCAAATCTTATGGCAAAGTTAAATAAAGAACAATATTACCGCAGAGCCGTCAATGCAGAACAAGCTAACGCTAACAACGAGGAAATCGCTATTAGTAACGGAATGCCTGAACATTGGGCCGAAATCATCTCCACATTATGTAGAGTTAGACACGAGATGCACTGCAATATAGATAAGCTCGTGAAGAGTTCTGAACTTGACGCAATGGAGATTCGTCAATCCATTGTTGAAGTCAATTCAGAACTAAGAGAAAGCGGTTATGACTATATTGATAGTCTGCCTTCTTCTGTTGGTGATTACATTGAGATTGAATCAATAGACTTCATCGAAGATACGGAAGACCTCCCCTCAGATGACGATGAAAGGGAAGAATATCTTAGCGATAAATATGATGAATTATATGAACAGTGGAGCGAAGTTAATAACAAGATAGAAAAATACTTACTATCAATTGATAAAAAATACGGTACAAAGTGGTGTCCGACTGGCATACAGAGAATGTTGTAACTAAGCGAAATAAATAAAATGAAAAGGGAAATACCATTATTTATCGTTGATTCTTCTCGAAAGCACAAGAAAGGAGAATGTGACTATATATGTTGTACCGACAAGGATAGCGGATTTATTGCTAAGATTGATTACATTGATGGCGAAATAGAAGAAACAGGAAGTGATTACAGAATCGGGTTAAGCAAAAATGGAATCTCTTGCAGAATGAAGATAGTTCGCGCAATGGGTGACAATCCAACTGAAACAGCTATTAGAAGTCTGCTCAAAAAAGGAATGGAGTATTATTCAACCATCATTCAAAAAAATGTTGATGTCACAAGGCTCAGCCGAGAAGATTGCGTTGATTGCATTGATGTGATTATAAGAGCCAATATGTCCTTAATGAAGGACAGGCCACTTGGCCAAAGACAGACAATTGCGACATCTATTTGCGTGTTAGAGGCCGCAAAAAAATACATAATGGAAAAATAAAATCATCATGTAGAAATGACGACAGATATTCAATTAATATTAAGAATAATGACAAATAATCATTCAAATTGGGGCGGCCGCCGCGAGAATAGCGGCCGCCCAAGAACAAACAAAGTCACAATGTGGGCAAATGTAACGCCTGCATTCCTTGCTAAACTAAAAGAGAAGGCCGAAGAAGAAAAAATGAAGGTCGGTGAATATCTTGAAGAACATCTTAGGTTATAATTTTAGCAAATTAAATCCATTCGTAAGGTGCTGATTTTGAAAGCCAATCAATACGATATGGCGCGTTTCGGCAAATTACCAGCAAATTAAATCTGTCTTAATACTTCGTGATTATAACCGAATTATAATCGAAAAAGCTCGTCACATCTATTGTGGCGAGCTTTTTTTTGCTTCATGCTGTTAGCTTTTCACATAACAAACAGATTACAATTTCAACAAAACCGAAACAAATCGCAACAGCCGAAATTTGTCTTAGAAAGCAGGAAAATCCTGTTTCATAACTTAAAAAACAAATTTATTATGGAAGGAATTGAAAAAGTGATTTGTTGCGACCGTGGCAACAATGACGCCTTGGCTTATGCAGCGATGGCAAACAAACAGTCCGACCCAATGGCAATGGCAGCGATGATGAACGGAGGCATGGGTAATCAGTGGATGAATAATCCATTTGCCTATATGATGTTTCTTGCATTGTTTGGCGGTGCAGGATTCGGAGGCTTTGGCAACAGAGGGAATGCCGTGCAGGATGCAGAAATCCAAAATCAGATTGCCTCTCTACGCTCACAGATGGCCGACAACCACAATGCAGATTTGCTGATGTCGGCAGTCAAGGGTAACGATGATGCACTCAAAACGCTTGGCGCAAATCTTAATTGCGACTTCAACCAATTGCAGCAGGCCGTTTGCGCTATACGTTCGGCAGTAGATAACGTTGCAGGGCAGGTAGGTTTCAGCGCTGAACGTGTTATCAATGCGGCTGAGCGTGGTGATGCCAGCATTATAAGTGCAATTCAGAATTGTTGCTGCAACACACAGCAGGGCATTATGAAGATGGGTTATGAAAACCAATTGGCAATCCAAGGCCAGACAGAATCCTTGAACAGAAGTTTGAATTTCGTTAACTCGTCAATCGAACGCGGCTTTAGTGCTCTTGGCTTTCAAAATGCGCAGGACAAATGCGATATTATTCGCGCTGGGCAGGACAATACGCAGCGAATAATCGACACACTTAACAGTCATTGGAACTCAGATTTGCAGCAGCGCTACAATGATGCACGTCTGGAACTCTCACAGCAGAGGCAGAATGCGGAGCTTATCGCAGCTCTGAAAACGACAACAACGCCGTAAAACAAAGGTGGTAGGGAATTTCTTTCCTACCACTAAATTTCTCTGAGTTTAAAAGCAAAACGCCATGAAATTATATATTGCTATCTCAAACAAATCAGATTCTCATTTCAATGGAGAAAGCGCCGCCGAAGCAATTAAAAGAATATTCTACACGGATAAAAACGGAGCAGAGCACAAAGGCGCACACTGGTCAGTAAATGAAGTCCTAAAAGCAACAGAAAAACTAAAATTCAAATCTTGTGTTACGGACTGGGATAAATATGTTGCTTTTAATTACGCTTATGCAGACTTTAACAAGATTATGTCAGATGAAATGATTATCTTAGCAGCGCATTCCTTCTTCTTTGACGATGAAGATGCGCCTTGTGACAAGGTGTACAGATACGTACAATCAATGTCAAATAACGTCTAACCGTGCAAAATCCGTGCAGGTGATTTTATCTAAGCAGATAAGCGATTAAATATCAGTTACTTATAATAGTAAGACTAATGCTTTGGGAGCAGGGGGTCGTGGGTTCGAATCCCGCTACCCCGACAATAATTAAACCGCTGATAATTAGATATTTGCTAATTGTCAGCGGTTATTTTTGTCTCTATATTCAAATGTTAAAGCCGTAAATTTATGCCGTATTATGCCGTATTATGCCGAAATTTGCCGAAAATCCGTGCAAAACACGTGCAATCCATCAAAATGTAGAACCATGCAAAATCCGTGCAAATGGCAAAAATTAATCTGTACCTCGATGCAAGGGCCAAAAATAAATCTGGAAAATATTGTGTAAAAATTGTAATTCGGCACAATAATACATCCTCCATGATTCCGACATCTGTATATTTAAGAAAGGAGGAATGGCTGAACGGAGAGGTTATTAACACTCCTCTGGCAAAAAGATTGAATCAAGTTTTAAAATCGAAATTGGAATATCTTAGGATGCAAATCATCTTATTAAGTTCATCAAAGAATCTTGACAAGATGACGGCCAAAGATATACGTGAACAAATAAATCCTCGCGAAGAAACAGAAGAAGAACGGTCACATTATATCAAAGAATATTTCAAGATATTCATATCAAGGAAGACAAAAGATAGGACTAAAGAGGTTTATGAAGGTACAATAATCAAGATTGGCAATTATTGCGATATTGATAATTTATCATTTGAGGAGATTGATTACAAATGGTTAGTCGATTTCGATACTTGGATGCAGGCAAAAGGAAATTCAGTAAACACGCGCTCCATTCATTTGCGCAATCTTCGCGCCTTATTCAACGAGGCAATTCGTGAAGATTATGTAGCACAAGAATTTTACCCATTCAGGAAATTCAGAATAAAATCTGAACAGACTGAAAAACGCTCTTTGACAATCAAGGAATTATTATCACTGATGAATTTTAAATGCAAAGATTATCAGCAAAAATATCTTGACATTTTCCTAATCTCCTTTTATTGCGCAGGAATAAACATGGTTGATTTGCTTGATTTGCCGCACCCAAACGAAGAGCAGAGAATAACATACCGAAGGAGTAAGACAGGAGTTCTTTGCAGTCTTAAAATTCCAAACGAAGCAATGAAGCTCATACGAAAATATCGCGGAGAAAAGAAACTGCTTAACTTCGGAGAGACACATGAGGATAAAAGGTCTTTCGTTAGAACGATAAACAAGAACTTACAGAAAATAGGAAAGACAGACATTATTAATGTGAGAAACAGATATGGACGAGTGAAGAAAGAAAAAATATTCAAGCCCTTGTTTCCTCATCTTACAACATATTGGGCAAGACACACATGGGCGACCATCGCCGCAGACATTGACATTCCAGATGCTGTTATAGATGCTGCTCTTGGCCACAAGCCACAATACCAAATCGCAGACATATATATAAGAAGGAATGAAAAGAAGGTTGACCAAGCAATCAAGAAAGTAATAGACTATGTAAAAAAATCCACTGACAATTAATTTTGCCAGTGGATTTTTTGTTTTATCCTACATGTTCTTCTGGGTCATCGTATTTAAGATTGAAGTCTGTCGCAATATGCTTTCTTATGTCATTTATCGCCAATCCGATAAAACCGAAAAGGCAAAATAAAAAGCCAGAAACAGCGCTCATTATTCCAGCCGCAACTTGCTGTTGCCCTAAAAAATCCTTGTAATAAGTTCCAATGTTATTTATTCCTATTATAGCAACAATAATTCCAACAATAAATGAAATTATGCCTATTGCAATAACAGCCTTGGACATGATGTCAAGATTGCGATAGCTGAAGGAAACGTCAATAAATTCAGATAGTGCTTTTTGTGAAATCATAATTGTTTAATTTAAAAATTTGTTCTTACTAAGCCAACGACACGATATATTTTAATCACATCGCTTTTTTCTATATTTATATCTTCCAACTGACTTTTTTGATTTGAAACCTTGCATTCATACTTATCGCCGCGCTCATAAACGTTTCTGAAAATAAATCCAATGCTCTTTGTGTCTATTATATAAGGAGCGCCGCTTTCAATAACCGCATTCTCTTGCAGTGCTGACAACGCAATTAAATCCCCACGCATAAATTGAGGTTCCATTGATACCCTATCATTTCTAAAATAGAAATCAAAAGGTGGAAATTGATTAAACGCTCCCATGTATTCCAGATTCTGAACCTTTCCGCTTTTGACAAGCTCCAACACGTCAATGTTAGGAATCTTAGCAATACTCTCCGTAATGATTGGCTTTTGCTCACCGTTAGCGAAGAAGAAATTAGACAGCTTGTCAAAGTTATTGTCGTTGTTTTCAAATCCTTTATTAAGCATTTCCCCTTTTCCAGTTTTAAGCCATTCAATATTTAGCTCGGGAAAGTTTTGTGAAATATTGAACAACGCGGAAACACCGAAATCATCTTTGACAACAGATAAATAGCTGGTTGACAGCCCTGCTTTAAGAAGGAATTGTCTTTGTGAAACTCCTTTGTAATTAATGAATTTAAGTAGTCTATCTTTCATAATGTTAAAAAATATTTATTCGTTAGATATTTGTATCTAATTATTTGGCAT